GAATGCTAATGGCGAACAGTCCACACCAACCCTTGAAGTTTACCGCGTCGCGCCTGTCGGTCGAATTGCGGAAGGACCGCCGGACGCTGGCGCGCATCCTGGCCAACGTCACGCCGTGCGGCAAGGAATCCGGATGGGACGTCTATTGGATGGCGGACGTCATTAACGCCATGCTGGCGGAGGTCGCCAAGGCGAAGCCGAACGCCACGGACGGTCTGGCGCAAGAACGCGCGATGGAGGCGAAGGAACGCCGGCTGAAACTGGCGCGCGAAAACGCCATCGCGAACGGCCAATTTGTGAACGTGGACGACGTCGGACGGTCCTATGAAAACCGGCTGACGAACGTTCGAACCCGCCTGATGGAGCTTCCCGGCAAATGCGCGCCATTGCTGGAAGGCGTCACGTCCGGCGAAGCTGAAACACTGATAGCGGAGGAAATCGAGTCCGCGCTGAAGGAATTGTCAGGACGCCATGGACTCAACGCCTGAAGCATTGGCCGCGCTGGAAGCGCGCCTGAACGAAGCCGAAGCCCGCGCGCTGAAGCCGCCGCCGCGCCTGAACCTTGTCCAATGGGCGGACACCTATCGCCAGTTGGTCGGCAAGTACACGGCTTCGCCGGGCGCGTGGAAGACGTCAAGCCAGCCGGTCACGTTCGGACCTATGCTGGCGGTCACGGAAATCGACACGACCGAATTGACCTTCGTCGCCGCAACACAGGTTGCGAAAACCGAAATCCTGATGAACGCGGCGCTTTACTTCATCCATCAGGACCCGTCCGGAATTCTCTATGTCCTTCCCGACGACCAAACGGCGGAAGACTTTTCCAAGGAACGCTTCGCGCCGACCGTGGACGCCATGCCGGAGTTGGCCGCGCTGATCGCTCCAGCCAAGGGCCGGGACGGATTGAACACCGTCAGCCATAAGGAATATCCGGGCGGGTCCATCGACTTCGCCGGGTCTTACTCGCCAACCGGCGTCGCGTCCCGTCCAAAGCGCGTCGTCATCATGGACGAAATTGACAAGTTCGCGGCCAGCGCCGGGACGGAAGGACCGCCGCGCCTGCTGGCGGAAAAGCGCGCGTCCACCTGGAAGAAGCGCAAGAAACTCATTCGCGCGTGTTCGCCGACGATGAAGGAGACGTCGGACATTGCGGCATTGTACGAAGCCAGCGACCGGCGGCGCTGTTTCGTTATCTGTCCGCATTGCCACGACGCCGCGCCGATTACATGGGCGCGCATCAAATGGGAAAAGCTGTTACCGGACGGGACCATCACCTTCGACGTCCCGAAGGACGTCAAGGCAGTCGAACACTACCCGGACACGGCTTGCGTCATCTGCGAGGAATGCGGCGTCCCTTGGACCGAACGCGAACGCATCCTGGCGCTGAAGGCGCTGGAGCATCAGCCGGACAAGGGCTGGCGTCAGACGCGTCCCTTCAAATGCCGGCCATGCGGCGACGAAGACGCCAAGGTCCCGTCCGCCTGGACGCCGGAGGGGCGGGCCATTTGCGAGGAATGCGAGACGCCGGCACCCTATCGCGGCCATGCCGGCTTCCATATCCCGCGCTTCCTGTCCATCCGCCACGACTTGTCCGAAATGGTCGAGTCCTTCCTGGACGCGAGGGGCGACCCTGGCAAAATGCAAATTTTCGTAAACACCGAACTGGCGGAAGTTTGGGAAGGGGCCGGCGAAGCGCTTCCGACCGCGACACTGGCCGCGCGCGCCGAAGCCTATGGACCCGACAGTCTTCCGCGCCGGGTCATGGTCCTGACCGCTGGCGTGGACGTCCAGGACAACCGCCTGGAATGTCAGGTCGTCGGATGGGGAACGAACGAAGAGTCCTGGCCGATTGCCTATCACATCGAACACGGCGACCCGTCACAGGGCGACGTCTGGCGGCGGCTGGACGACCGGCTGAAGGAAACCTATCAGACCGAAGACGGGCGGACGCTTCGGGTCCAGGCGGGTTGCGTGGACCTTGGCGGACACCATGCCGACGAAGTCTGGAAGTTCTGTCTTCCGCGCCTGAACCGCCGAATCTTCCCGACCATGGGACGGTCCGGACCGCTTCCGATTTGGAACCCGCGCCAGCAACGGTCCAAGTCTAACCGGCCTTATTGGGTCGTCGGCGTTGATAGCGCGAAGGATTCAATATATGGTCGCTTGAAACTTGACGTGAAAACCCAAGATGAACCGCAGCCCGGTTTCATCCATTTCACTCAAGGGGAGGGCTTCGGACCGGAATACTTCGACCAATTAACGTCGGAGGTCCCGCAGCTCAGAAGATCGAACGGAAGACCCTATCGCGTTTGGGTCCTTCGTCCGAAGAAGCGAAACGAAGCGCTGGATACCTTCGTTTATGCTTTGGCCGCGCGCCGCGCGCTTCCGCTCCGGATTGGGTCCGCCCGTCCGGCAGCGGAGGAAACGACAAGCCAGCCGGTCGCCGGGACCGTGAACCCGGCGGAACCCGTATCATCCGGGCTTGAAGGGGACGCGCGGACTCCGTCGTCGCGACCCGTCAGGCCAGTCCAGGGGCGTCGCCGCGTGTCGCGGTCGTCTTACATGGGCGGCGGATGATGGGTTCTGATGGCGCGCACACCGGCACAGATTCAAGCCGACATTGACAGCCTGACCGCCGCTCTAGCCAGCGGCGTGATGCGCGCGTCCTACAACGGCAAGTCCACCGAATTCCGGTCCTATGAGGAAATGGACGCCATCATCGCGCGCCTGGAAGGCGAGCTGTTGAAGGCGTCCGGCCTTCGCCGCCGCCGGACCTTCTTCGCCATCAGCTCCGGCGACAAAGGACTCTAGGCCATGGCAGCGTCCAACCCGCTTCGTTTCCTGTCCCGCCTGAACCCTTTCAAAGCGTCCATGAAGGCCGCGCCTGGCGCTTCCGGCTTTGAGGGCGGACGGTCACGCCGCCGCCTGTCGAACTGGCGTCCGTCGTCCGCGACAGTGAACGCGCTTCTGGCCGCGAACGGCGCTGTCCTTCTGGCGCGGGCGCGCGAGCTCGCGAGGAACAACGGCTATATCAAACAGGCTAAGCGGGTCTATGTGACGTCGCTTGTCGGGACCGGGATCAAGCCGAAGACGCTGGTCCAGGACCGCGCGACCCGCGACGCCATCCGCGACCTGTTCAACGATTGGGCGGAGGTCGCCGACGCTGACGGGCGGACGGACTTCTTCGGCCTTCAGGGCTTGGTTGCGGCGGAGCTGTTCGAAGCCGGCGAAGTCTTCGTCCGCTTCCGCCCGCGCCGCCTGGAAGACGGCTTGCCGGTTCCCTTCCAGGTCGAAGTCATCCAGGCGGAAATGTTGCCGCTGGACCATAACGGCCAAGCGGACAACGGGAACACAATCAAGAACGGCGTTGAATTCGACTTCCGGAATCAGCGCGTTGCTTACTGGTTCTTGCGCGACCATCCGGGCGAAATCGTCGGCAACAACGGGCGCGCTGTCCCGAACAACGTCGAGAAGATCCGCGTCCCGGCGGAAGAAGTCATCCATATCTTCGAGTCGGAATATGCCGGTCAGGTTCGCGGCGTCAGCATGGTCGCCGCCGCCATCGTCAAGGCGTGGCTTCTGGATCACTATGACGACGCGGAATTGGACCGCAAGAAGACCGCCGCCATGTTCGCGGGCTTCATCACGTCCAAGACGCCGGACGCCATGTTCGCCGACGTGGAGGACATCGCGGGAAGCTACACGGAAGAGGGCGACCCGGTCAGCTATGGCCAGAACGCGGGCGAAGGTGACGGGAACTTGGTCCTGGAACCTGGCATCCTTCAAAGCCTGCTACCCGGCGAGGAAATCACCTTCAGCCAACCGGCGGACGTCGGCGGGACTTATGACGTCTTTCAGACCCGCGTCCTGTTCCACATTTGCGCCGCCATGGGTCTTCCCTACGCGGAAGTAACCGGCGACATGCGCGGGTCCAATTACAGCCGCAGCCGTCAGGCCATGGTCCAGTTCCGCCGTCAGGTCGAAGTCAGCCAGTGGCGAACCTTCATCCCGCAATTTTGCCGCGCCGTTTGGGTCCGCTTCATCACGGACGCCGTCCTGTTCGGCGCGCTGGACCTTCCGGAATTCGCGCGCAACCCGCGCCCGTTCCTTCGCGTCCGCCACATCACGCCAGCATGGCCATGGGTTGACCCGCTGAAGGACCGGCAGGCGGAGAAGTTGGCCGTCGAAAGCCTGTTTAAGCCACATTCCGACGTCGTTGAAGCCGAAGGTTATGACGCGGAAGAGGTTTATGAGCGCATCGCGGCGGACAAGAAACTACTGGAGTCTCTTGGGCTGGCTTACCCGGTTGCCGCGAAGCCCGCTGCCGCTCCGGCCAGCCCGGCGGAGGAACCCGCCGAAGATGAAGACGACGCCGAAGACGGCGACGACCAACAGAGGAAAACCGCATGAACAGCGCGAAATCGTTCCGCGAAACAGCCGCCGTCCTTGTGATGGCGGCTTCTCCCGTTAAGGCGCTTTGTCACACGCGCCCATGGTTCAAGATGGAAGCGTCTGGCGACGACCGGGCGGAAATCACGATTTATGACACCATCGGCTACGATTGGTGGAATGACAGCGGCGTGACGGCAAAGGACTTTGACCGCGAGCTGAAGGCGCTTGGCGACGTCAAGGAAATCCTTCTCCGGATCAATTCGCCCGGCGGCGTGGTCTATGAAGGGCAGGCGATTTACAACCTTCTTCTGAACCATCCCGCCAAGGTCATCGCCCGCGTCGATGGCTTGTCCGCCAGCGCGGCCAGCCTTGTGATGATGGCGGCGGACGAAATCGAGATCCCGGAAAACGCCTTCGTCCTGATCCATGAGCCGTCCGGCGTTTGCATGGGAATGGCGGACGACATGGAAGCGGTCGCCGCCGACCTTCGCCGGATGACCGACCTTTTCGCCACCATTTACGCCAAGCGGACCGGCATGTCGGAAGACGACGTCCGCGCGCTGATGAAGGAAGACCGCCTGATGACGGGCGCGGAAGCCGTGGACCTTGGCTTCGGCGACCGCATGTTGGAAGCGCAAAAGATGGCCGCTTGTTTCGACCAATCGGCACTGATGGCGCTGTCCGACAGCGTCCGCGCCAAGGTCGAAGAGGCTATGGAAATCGAGGCGGACGACGCTGGCACGAAGCCGGGCGACGACGCCGACGACGCGGCTGGCGACGACGCTGGCGGCGATGACGAAGGCAGGGAAGGCGATGACACTGGCGACGACGCCAATGACGTCCAGGACCCGCCGAACGACCCGGCAACCAAACCCAATGACCCGGCTTCAACGACCAACGTCGTGAAGCTGTCGGACGTCAAGGCGGCGAAGACGCCTGAAGATGCGCTTGGCTACGCGCAACAGGTCATAGACCTGTGCACGATGGCCAAGAAGCCCGAACTTGCAGGCGGTTATATCACCGCGCGCAAGACCATCCCGGAAGTTCAAAAGGCGCTGGCTGATGCGCGCGCCGACGCGGACCGGGATTCCACCATCGACAAGAACCGCCAAGCGCCGACCGGACGCGGGACGAAGCCGTCAGGCTCTTCGTCTTGGGACAAGGTTATCGCGAAGCGGTTCCCGAAACAGGTCACGAAAGGTTAAGTCATGGCCACTGTTCTTACTTCTGGAAAAGGTCCGCTGGACTTCGTTCTGTCCGAAGCCAACGGCAAGCGTTCCCGCGACAACGTTGTCATTCCCGCCGGCAACGGCATCCTTCAGCCCGGAACCGTTCTGGCAGCGTCCGGCGCTAATCACGTCCCGCTGACCGCCGCCGCTGGCGCTGGCGCGGTCGCTATCCTTGGCTATCGCGTGGACACGACCGGCGCTGGCGCTGTTCGCGCCGCCGCCATTACCCGCGACGCGGAAGTCAACCGTCACCAACTCGTTTGGCCGGCTGGCATCACCGCGCCCGAACAAACCGCCGCCATCAACGCGCTGGCCGCAAAAGGAATCATGGTCCGCTAATCCAGCGGGCCTTTCGTCAGTCATAGGGCTGAAGCCCGAAGCACAGAAGGAAGTCTAGGCAATGCCTACCCTTGATATTTTCAACGACGACGCCTTCAGCGTGGTCAGCATGTCCGAAGCCATCAACAACGTCCCGGCTGTTCCGGGTCGGCTTGGTCAGATGGGCTTGTTCTCCGAACGTGGGATCACGACGACCCATGTGTCCATCGAAAGCCGCAACGGCGTTCTGGTCCTGATCCCGCCGACGCCGCGCGGCGGTCCTGGCGTGACCATCCCGAAAGGGAACCGGAACCTTCGTTTGATCGGCGTTCCACACTTCGAAGTGGACGACGCCGTCATGGCTGACGAGGTCCAGAACATCCGCGCCTTCGGGTCGGAGTCGGAGCTGGAAACGGTCCAGGGAATGGTTGTGGACCGCATGGCGGAGCATACCGCCAACTTCGACGCCACGATGGAACATGGACGCGTCGGCGCGGTCAAGGGCGTCGTGACCTACGCGGACGGAACGACGCTGAATCTGTTCGACCAATTCGGCGTCACTCAGGAAGCCGAAGTGGACTTCAACCTGGACGCCGCCAGCCCGGCACCCGGCGCGCTTCGTACTGCCATTTGGGACGTCGTCGCTCTGATCCGGCGCAACCTGAACGGCGCATATATGACCCGCGTCCATGCGCTGGTCGGCGATGCGTTCTGGCGCGGTCTTATCAACCATCCGGAGGTCGAGAAGCTTTTTATCAACAAGCTCGGCGCACAGTCCTTGCTTGGCGATATGTCTGTCGGCAACGGCCAGACGTTCGACTATGCAGGCGTGACCTTCGAGAACTACGCGGGCGAAGTCGCCGGCCAGCCGTTCATTGCGACGGACGCGGCTCACTTCTTCCCGGTCGGCGTCAATGGTCTGTTCCGGACGGTCTTCGCTCCGGCGGACTACATGGAAACGGTCAACACCATGGGTCAACGGCTCTACGCCAAACAGTGGCGGATGCACAATGACAAGGGCGTGGAGATTGAAATGCAAACCAACGTCCTGTCGTACTGCACCCGCCCGAAGGCGCTGATTAAGGGCCGTAGGACCTAAACCGTTTAAACGCATGACGAAGGGACGACCGCAATGGCCGTAGACTTTGATTCATTGGTCCTTGGACCGTGCCAACAGGTCTTCGGCGTGGCGGTCGTCCTCATTGAAAGCGCCGCCGTTCCGGTTCTTCTGGCGGACGGGACGCCTAAACAGCCGTTCGGGATCTTCACGGACGAACCCGTCATCGTGGACACCGGGACCGGCATTCCGCACAGCACGACCCAGCCGACCCTTGGCCTTCGTCGCGCGGACTGGATTGTCCTTCCGCGCGTGGACGACGTCATCCAGGTCCGGGGCAAGAACTACGAAATCGCCGACACGCAGCCGGACGCCGAAGGGGACGTCAAGCTGATCCTGAAGGAACCTGTCCTTTGACCGTCTACACGGACGAAATCATCACGAAGACCGCTGAACGGCTCCGGACCCTGTTAGTCCCGACGCCGTTCAAAAGCGTTTATGGCGTCCGCACCTATCCGACCAAGGACGATATGTTGCCTTGCGCGACCGTGGCGCTTGGCCGGGACCGCATGGACGCGGACGGCGACGACAACGCGGGCGAACCGTCCTTCAAGCATCGGACGACCATCAACGTGTCGGCGTTGTGTTCGGCGGAGTCTCAATTCTTTCTGACTGGCCGATTGAACGCGGCGAAGAACGCCATTCTGGCGGCGCTGTTGAGCGACCCGGAATGGCTGTCGCTGGTCGAAGCCGTGTCATCCATCGACGTTTCCATGGTCTATCCGAATGAAAGCGGCACCGTTTTTGCCGAAGCCCGGATCGCCTTGGAAGTGACCTTCCGGACCGATTGGCCGCCCGTCGTTCCGGACGACTTCCTGGACGCCTTCGTCACGGAAGAAGAGGGCGGAAACACTTCGCAACACATCAACATGAGGACAATCCCATGAAGGACGAAGAGTTCATGGAAGTCGTCCCGTTCCGAAAGGGTCTGAAGGTCACAGACCCGGTCGATGGAACGGACGTTCCCGATGAAGGGAAAAAGGTTCCGGTCAATTCCTTCTGGCTTCGCCGCCTGAAGGACAAGGACGTGAAGCTGAAGTCCGGCGTGGAAGAACCCGCCATCATGAAAGCCGACGACGCCACGGACGCCGACGCGTCCACCAAGCGCCGTTAATCGCAGCCGCACGGCGGAGGATTTAAAGCTATGCCTATTTCGTTCAACCAAATCCCGGCAGGATGGCGCGTTCCGCTCTACTATGTCGAAGTGGACCCGTCGAAGGCGGGAATGTTGGTTCTGGATCAGCCCGCGCTTCTGGTCGGTCAAATGTTCGCGCCGTCCGCGTCCATCGTCGGCGTCCCGAACATTCCTGTTGCGGTCGCGTCGGAAGCACAGGCCATCCGGATCGCCGGTCGCGGGTCCATGCTCCATCGCATGGTCGTTGCCTTCCTGGCGAACAACATGGCGCAGGAACTTTGGGCCATGCCGGTTCTGGAGCCAGCCGCCGGCGTCGCGGCTACGGGAACCTTCACCTTCACCGGGACGGCGACACAGGCCGGAATCGTGTCGCTCTACATCGCCGGTCAGCGTGTCCAGGTCGGCATTGCCAGCGGCGACGCGGCAAGCGCCGCCGCGACCAAAGCGGCGACCGCCATCAATGCGAACACGGACCTTCCTGTGACCGCCGCCGCCGCCGCTGGCGTCGTGACGCTGACGGTTCGCTGGAAGGGCGCGACCGGCAACGACATCCGCTTGGCGCATTCCTTCGGCGGCGCGCGGGCGGGCGAAGCCATTCCGCCCGGACTGGCCGTCGCAGTCGCGCAACCGTCCGGCGGCGTGGGTTCTCCGGACCTGTCCAGCGCTATCGCGAACTTGGGCGATGAACCCTATGAATATGTCGCCTTCCCGTTCGCGGACAGCGTCAGCCTCGGGGCGATTGAAACCGAATATGGCTTCAGCGACGCCGGGCGTTGGGGCTGGATGCGTCAGCTTTATGGCCATGTTTTTTCGGCGGAGCGCGGGACCTACTCCGGCCTTCTGACCGCTGGCGCGTCGCGCAATTCCGGCGTGACGTCCATCATGGCCACGGAAGCGACCGTCCAGTCGCCGACGTGGGAAGTCGCCGCCGCCTATACGGCGCAAGCCGCGCGGGCCTTGCTGAATGACCCGGCGCGTCCGCTCCAGACGCTTCCGCTTCGCGGCGTCGTCGCCGCGCCGAAGGAAGACCGCTTCACGCTGATGGAGCGGAACGCGCTGGCCAATGGCGGCTTCGCCATCCAGTCCGTTCAGAAGGACGGAACCATGATGGTTGAACGGGAAGGGACGACCTACCTGTCCAACTCTTACGGCCAGCCGGACGACGCCTTGTCGCTGGTCACGACGCTGGCGACCCTGTCCCGCCTCTTCCGCCGTCAGAAACAGGCGATTACTTCCAAGTATGCGCGCCACAAGCTGGCCAACGACGGGACCCGCTTCGGACCCGGTCAGGCCATCGTGACTCCCAACATCATCCGGGCGGAGCTCGTGGCGGAATACCGCGCCGCCGAATATGACGGACTGGTGGAGGACGTGGACAACTTCAAGCGGAACCTGATCGTTGAGCGCGACGCGAACGACACGAACCGGATTAACGTCCAATGGCCACCGGACTTAATCAATCAGCTTCGAATCTTCGCCGTCCTGGCTCAATTTAGATTGCAGTTCAGCCGCGAAGAGGTCGCGACAAGCGGCGCTTAACCCGACCCAACTGACAACGACGACCCGGCGAAGTCCCGCCGGGTCCTTCTCTTAACTGACGAAAGGACTCCCACATGGGAAAGCGCATCGCCGGAATTGCCTATCTGAAGGTTGACGGTCGCCAGTATCCGTTGAAAGGCGACTTCACGGTCAGCCCGTCCCGCTTCACGCGCGAAGGGATCGCCGGACAGGACCGCGTCCACGGCTTTAAGGAACTTCCTCGGGTTCCATTCATCGAAGGCGCAATTTCAACGACCGATGAAGTGTCAACAGAGACGCTTGATGGTATCACGGACGCCACGGTCACGGCGGAGCTGGCTAACGGGAAGGTCTATGTCCTGACCAAAGCCTGGACCGTGTCTGGCTTCGAAATCGACACAGCGGAAGGTCAATTCCCTGTCCGGTTCGAAGGCGAGACCTGCGAGGAAATCTAAACGTCACTCTAACCGGAAACATTCAATCCCATGTCTGAAAAACAAAAACTGAACCTGAACCGTCCTGTTTCCGCCCATGGTGCGGAGGTCGATTGTCTGGAGTTGCGCGAGCCGCACGGCGGCGACATTGCCAGCGTCGGCTTCCCGCTTCGCTACAAGATCGAGTCGGACGAAACCGTCACCATCGACTTCAAGGCTCGGGAAATGTCCGCCATGATTTCGCGTCTGGCGGACGTTCCCTTGTCCACGGTCCAGCGCTTGCCGGCGTCCGACTGGCAGGCGGCGGCGTGGATGGTCGCCGGTTTTTTGACGCCTTCGGAGTCGCAGATGACGGGGACGCCGGGGGCGACGAAGACGACCGGCCAAGCGTCATCGGCGAGCGAATAATAGACGGTTGCTTTGACCTAGCGAAGATTTACGAACAAGACCCGGACGTCTTCCTGGCAAAGCCCGTTAGTCGATTGGCGCTGATGTTTGACCGAACGTCGGCGCTGATGGACCGGATTGAAAAAGCGCAGAAGGAAGCGGCGAACAATGGCTGACCAACAGCTTCGACTTATTGCAACAGTCATTGACCGGGCATCCGGTCCGCTTCGCTCCATTGCTGGCCGGATTCGCGCCATTGCCGCGACGAACCATGGCCAGCGCATCGCCAACAGCTTCCGCGCTGCAACAGCCGCCGCCGCCGCTTTCGGCGGCGTTCTGTCTGGCGCGGTCGTTGGCGGACTCGGCCTTCTCGGGATCGGGGCCATATCGGCGGGCGCGGCGCTTGCCGGGTTGCTGAGTCTCATGTCGCAATCGCGCGACCGCCTGGACGCGCTGGACGAACAGGCGCAACAGACCGGCTTCAGCCTTCAGCAATTGCGCGAATTGCAATTCATTTCCACGCGCGGCGGCATCGGATGGGAAACCATGTCGGCGGGCTTGTTGCAAATGTCCAAGCGCGTCGGCGAACTAAAGTCCGGAACGGGCGCGTTTGGGAAGCAACTGGCGAAGACCTATCCCGCGCTTTACAAGCAACTGAAGGCGTCGAAGTCGAACACGCAAGCCTTCAGCATCTTGCACAAGGCCATGTCCAAGATTGAGGACCCGGCGAAGCGCATTGCCTTTGCCATGAAAATGTTCGGCAAGCCCGGCGCTGAAATCGCCAAGATGGGCATGTCCACGCAAGACTTCCTGAAACAGATGCAGCGCGCGCGCCACTTCAAGGGCATCCTTCCGGAAGACGCGGGCGAACGGATGGGCGCGGCGAACGACGCCATTGATGACCTGAAGGACGCCTTTGAAGGGCTGACGGATCTTATCAGCTATGAGACAGCGCCGGCCTTCACCGACACCGTCAACGCCATCGCCGAATTCGTCGCCGTCAACCGGCAAGCCATCGCTACCGGGTTCAAGGAATTCCTGATCGGCGTCAAAGACGCGGTCAAGAACATCGACTGGTCCGGCATCGTGGAAGGCTTCCGGTCCTTCGGCGAAACCGTGTCCACCGCGTCGGGATACCTTGGCGGCTTCAAGGGCGTCATGATCGCGCTGACCGCTATCGCGCTTGCGCCTTATGCCGTGGCGTTGCTCCAGCTCGGGGCGGCCATCACGCAACTGAATTGGGCGCTGGCCGGCGGCGCGGTCGCGGGCGCGCTGAATGCCTTGCGCGCCGCGCTGGTTGGCCTTGGCGCGCTGGCCATGGCGAACCCGGTCACGGCGCTGGTTGTCGGCGTGGGAGTCGCCGCCGGGCTGCTGATTACGCATTCGGACGCCATCGGCGCGGCGCTGGACGCCTTCGGCGAAAGATGGCGCGCCTTTTGGGGGCCGCTGGCCGGCTGGTTCAAGGCGACCTTCGTTGACCCGGTCGCGAGCGCGCTGGACTGGATCGCGGCCAAGATCAGCGGCTTTACCCAATCGCTTCCTGGCATCGGGGCGGCGACGTCGAGCGCAATCGATTCCGCACAGCGCCGCGCGCAAGAACATGGACCCGTTGGCGTTGGTCGCGGAATGCCGGGCAAGTCCGGCCACACGCCGGAAACGCTTGGCAAGCAATCGTCCTTGATTGAGCGGTCAACCCGGTCCGGCGCGGCGGCGAACCGGCTGGCCATGTCCGGAAGCGCGGACGTGAACATCAATGTCCGGTCGTCGGACGGCTTGCGCGTGGCCGGGACGGAAACACGGTCGGCAGGACTTATCAACCGCGTGAATCTCAATCGCGGACCATCCATGGCAACGGGTTAAAACATGAGCTGGAAAGACAGGCTTCTCCCCGCATCTTTTCGCGGGGTTCCATTCCACTACGAAACAGTTGGCGAAGGGGGCGGGCGACGGAACGTCCCCTTTCCCTATCCGAAGAAGGATGAAGGGTTCGTTGAAGACATGGGCCGGAAGATTAAACCCTTCTCGGTTGAAGGCTACGTCATCGGCGAAAACTACGTCATGCAGAAGGAAATGCTGAAGGCGGCGCTGGACGCGCCCGGTTCGGGTCTTCTGACGCTTCCCTTCAGCCGTCCGATGCGCGTCATTTGCGATAGCTTCGACGTCCAGGAACAGCGCGCGGAAGGCGGCTTCGCGTCGTTCACGATGACCTTCCTGGAAGCCGGTCGCCCGGCCTTCGCGGCTCCGGCGTCGTCATCGTCATCCGCCGTGACAGGCGCGTCCAAGAACGCATCCACGGCGACCAAGTCAGCGGTCACGTCAAAGCTTGTTAAGGGCGGGCGCGTTGCCAAACCTAGCGCGTCAGTGTCGGCGTCTTCATCGTCGGATTATTGGGGGTAACACATGGCCGGTCTGTTCGCCGTGGACGAAGCAACGGAGCTCTTAAAGCGCTTCGTCCTGTTCTTCAACAGCCAAACGACCGCCAGCGGTCAGGACGCCGCCCGGCTCCGGCGCGTGACCGGCGACCTTCACGCGCGGGCGGAAGCGACCATCCGGTCCGCAAATTTGGCCGCTGACCTGGAAGAGTTGTTCGGCGCGGCGCTGGACAGCGGCGTCCCGCTGGAGGGCTTCCAGGCGCTCCGCAAGCAAGCGGCGGCGGCATCCTACACGGCAGAGGAGGGCGAAGCGGTCGCGGTCGGCGTGGTCCGGTTCTGTCTGATCGCGGAAGCGCAGATCGTCCAGGCGATGGACTTCCGGTCGCGGGACGACGTCCAGGCGATGATGAAGACCGTCAACGAAGCCTTTGATCCGGCCATGGACTTCGCGGCGGACAACCAAGAACCGGAGGTCTTCCAGGCGTTGAAGGCGCTTCACGCCGCCGTCATCCGTGACCTGATCGAACGCGGGCGGAAGCTGTCGCAGATTGTCCCTTATCAGTTCGGGAAGCGGCTTCCGTCGCTCTACCTGTCGCAACGGCTTTACGGCGACGCCGGGCGCGCGGATGAACTGAAGGACGAAAACAAGGCCGTCCATCCGGCGTTCATGCCGGGCAATGGAAGGGCGCTGGCGCAATGAGCGACGTTGAATTCCCGAAGCCCGAATGCAAGGTCACGGTCAACGGCGTTGACTATACCGGCTGGACCGAAGTCGAAATTGAAGCGTCCATGACCGAAGCGGCGCGAACCTTCCGGCTCCAGGTTTCCGAAGAAGGCACGGAAGCCGGGTTCATGTCATGGCAGATCCGACCGGATGATGAAGCCACGATTGACCTGGACGGACAGCGCGCGGTCACTGGCTACATTGACGCACGGCAGGCGGCGTACTCCGGCGACACGCACACGATTCAAATATCCGGGCGGTCGAAGACGGCGGACATCATAGATTCGAGCGTGGACGAAGAGGGCGGACAATTTAATGACTACAAGCTGGAAGCCATCGCGCAACGGCTGGCGAAAAAGCATAAGGTCAAAACCAAAACCGGAAAGGAAGAAACCAAAGAGCCGTTTAAAGACGTGCAAGTCCAGCCGGGCGAAACCGTCCATGAACTGGTCGAACGGTTGGCCAGACTCCGGGGCAAGACCGTAACGGACGACAAGGACGGGAACCTGGTCATTGACGAAGCCGACCTGGACAAAGAGGCGGAATGTCATCTGATCGAAGGTGTTAACATCCTGGAAGCCGCCGCGACGCTCCGGTCCGACAAGAAGTTCAAAAAGGTTAAGGTCAAGGGGCAGCGCCAAGGCTCCGATGAAGAGGATGACGAAGACGTCAGCGAAGTCGAGGCGGAAACGGAAGACGAAGACGCGACCCGCGAACGGACCCTGGTCCTGTTGGCAGAAGAACCCATCACCAAGGAAGACGCGAAGACCCGCACGGACCAAGAGGTCGCGCGCCGCGCCGCTGAAGGCATTGAAGCGGAAGTCACGGTTTGGGGCTGGCATATGTTTCCGGGCAAGCTTTGGGAGCCTGGCGCAATGGTCCACCTGACGTCGCCGATGTTGCTTGTTGACCGGAAAATGATCGTCAAATCGCTGTCCTGGAAACAAAGCGACAGCGCCGGGACGATTACGGTTTTGAAGCTGACGCCGCCGGAAGCGCTGACGACCAAGTCCAAAAAGGGCAAGGGCGACAAGGCCAGCAAAGAGAACGCCGAACTGTCCACGGACGGCGACGACTACTGGAAAGAACCCGGCAGCAAGTCCGCCGAAAAGTCTTCCGCTGGAGCTGGCGCGAAGAAGAAGGCAACCACGCCGGCCAAGGGCGGGAAGGGCGGTCAAACGTTCAGTCCCGACGACTATTGGTCCAACCCGAAACCGAAGGCCGCGAAATGAGAACAAGCACGACAGACGCCGCGCGCCGCGCCTATAGCAACATGGCGCGCGGAACCATCACCAACAGCGGCAGCGGGTCCGGCGTCCAAACGCTGGACCTTCGTCTGTTGAAGGGCGAAACGAAGTCCGGCGTTGAAGACTTCGCCGAACCCTATGGCTTCACGTCCAACCCGCATCCAGGCGCGGCGGTCATGGTCGGCTTCCTTGGCGGCAACCGCAGCCACGCGGCGGTCATCGGAAAGAAGGACCGGCGTTACAGGCCGAAGGGTTTGGCGGTCGGAGAGTCGGCGCTTTACGACGACCAAAAGCAAACGGTCAAAATCGGCCGCGACCGGATCGAAGTTCATTCGCCGGACAAGGAAGTCTTACTAAAACGCGGCGAAGACGTGACGGTCTTGGTTGCTGACGGGAAGGTCGTTGTTGACGTTCAGGGGACGAAAATCTTCGTTAAGCCCGGACGGATTGACTTATATCAGGAAGATGCACCTTTAAGGATGATGACCGAAGGCGGTCCTTCGTCTAAGATTTGGGGCGTTTTGTAAGGGTTCGACATGGCGGACATTAGAACAGCATCAGTCGCGACCCTGGAAGCCGTCACGCTGGACTGGCTTCTGGCACCATCCGGAGCGCTGGACGACACGGAAGAACTGGCGACCGCTGTCCGGATCGCGCTTGGAACGGACGCGCTGGCGGACCCGGACGAAGAACTTCCCGGCTTTGATGACGACCGGAAGGGCTGGTGGGCTGACCTGGACGCCGGACAGATTTGGGACGGCTGGCCTATAGGGTCGAAGATTTGGCTTTATCGTCGCTCAAAGATCGTTGGGCAGACGTTGGCGAAGCTTGAAGGAGCAATCCGCGACGCTCTACAGCCAATGATTGATCGCGCTATCTTCAGCCGCGTTGACGTTTCGCTGGAGCGGGACACAGCGGACGCCAACCGCGTCGCCGGGACTGTCATCATCTATCGCGGACCGCGTCCGGTCATTGCGCTTCGTTATGCGTCCCTATGGGCAGAGGTTGAAGGGTAAAACATGGCATTCCCCATTCCGACAATTGGCGACGTCCGGCGCATGGTCCGCGACCATATCGCGGCGTATTTGCCGGGCGCGGACGCATCCGTCCCGAATTCAAATCTTCGCGTCATGGCGGAAGCGGACGCCGGGCTGGCGCATCTGGTCCTGCAATACCTTCAGAACCTGTCGGACCAACTCTTGCCGGACACGGCGACCGGCGAATGGCTGGAGCGACACGCCAATATCTGGAAGCTGGAAGGCCGCAAGGCCGCGACCTTCGCGGGCGGCGTCGTGTTCATGACCGGGACGGAAGGAAGCGTTGTCCCGGCGGGCGCGGTCCTGTCCGGCGGCGGCGGCTTGGAATACGAGGTCACGGCGGAAACGGTCTTAGGCGTCGCGGCGACGAATGTTCCAGCCCGCGCGCTGACGGCGGGCCTTGGCGGCAACCGGCCAGCCGGGTCGGTCCTGGCGCTGACGGAGGCGATTCCCGGCGTCAACGGACGCGCCGTGGTCGATACCATGACCGGCGGCGTGAACGAAGAAACGGACGAAGAGCTCCGCGCCCGCGTCCTGGAACGCATCAAAGCGCCACCGCATGGCGGCGACGCGGACGATTGGGTTATGTGGGCGAAAGAGGTTCCGGGCGTAACGCGGGCGTGGTCGTTCGGGAACGAAATGGGCGTCGGAACCATGGTCGTCCGGGTCATGGCGGACAACGATCCGGACGCCATGGAAGGGTTCCCGACGCCTGCCCTTTTGCAAGCGGTCCGCGCGCACCTGGACACGGTCCGTCCGACGACTGTGAAAGACTTTTGGGTGGAGGCTCCGATACCGGAACCGATCAACCTGACGATTTCCAACCTTGTGAACGACAACCAAGCGACACGGAACGCCATCACGGCGGCATTGCGGGACATGCTGGCGCGCCGGGCGTCGCCGGGACAAACCATCTATCGGTCATGGGTCCAGGCGGCGGTTGATAGCGCAACCGGCGAGGATCACCACGACATGACCTTCGTCAACCATGTCATGCCGTCCGCCGGCCACATGGCGGTCCTTGGAACGATTAGCTATGTCTGACGCCGCTGACCGCTTCATCCGTCGCGCGGGCGACGACTACGCCGACGCCTTGGCGGCGCTGTTGCCAGAAGGATCAGCATGGCCGCGCGAACCGGACGCGACGCTGATGAAGACCGTTCGCGGTCTGGCGGAAATCTTCGGCTATGTGGACGGGCGCTTCATGGACTTGCTGGAGCGCGAGGCCGACCCGCGCTTCACCATCGAAATGCTGGCCGATTGGGAGCGCGCCGCCGGTCTTCCTGACCCTTGTATCGCGGAACCGCTGACCATCCCGGACCGCCAAAGGGCGCTTGTCGAACGCTTGACGGCGCTTGGCCGTCAGGACCGGGACTACTTTATCGGCATCGCTGCCGCCATTGGCTATTCAGTCCGCATCACGGAATATTCGCCATTCATGGTCGGCGTTTCAAACGTCGGCGACACCCGTCCAACTGGCGCGGACGGCGAACAATACCGCTGGCAAATCGGACCGCCGGAAATTCGCTATTACTGGACGGTCCACATCACAGGCGTCCGGCTGTCCTGGTTCCGCGCGGGCGGCGGACAGGCGGGCGTTGATCCTCATTTGAGGATCGGAATCGCGACGGACCTGGAATGTCTCTTCCGTCGCTTCAAGCCCGCTCACACGGAAGTCATTTTTGATTACTCGGAGGCGCTATCCCCATGAAGTATACCCAACCGCACGACAAGCCCGGCGACCCTAACGCGCCGTATGTGAACGGCAACCCGGCAACCGGGACGCCGGGTTCCATCCCGCCAGCGGCGGCATTCGAAGAGCATCAGCGCGAGCTGGTCCACCTGATCGAATATTCGGGCCAGACACCGTCGCCCGCTGACTTGCAACAGGTCCGCAAGGCGATTCAAAGCATCATTGGCGACACTCAAGCAAAAGGCTCACTGATCGCCCGGCGGGTTTGGGCTACGCCGGGAACGGTTATTTACGCCGCGACAGCCGGGACAAAGCGGATTCGCGTGACGGTTATCGGCGCGGGCGGCGCGGGCGGCGGCACGACCGCGCAAGGCGGCAGCACGTTTGCGGCGGCGGGCGGCGGCGGCGGCGGCGGCGTCGGCGTGTCGGACATTAGCGCCGCGTTCGACGGCGCGGCCATTGTCGTTGGGGCCGCAGGCGTCGGCGTGGCGGGGGCCAACGGCGGCAACGGCGGAACGTCTTCGTTCGGGGCCGTGCTCTCAGCGACAGGCGGGCAGGGTGGCGCGGTAGGTAGCGGGTCCAGCACCGCGCACACGCAGCACGGCGGAACGGGCGGCGCGTCATCGGGCGGCAACGTGTCGAACAGCTCTGGCGGGAATGGTTCTCCGGCGGTCGCTTTCGCCGATAGTAACTTCGTGACCGGCGCGGGCGGGAATACGCAGATGGGCGCGGGCGCGGGCGGTCGCGTAAGCAACACCGGACCGGGCTTTTCGCCTGTGACGCCGGGCGGCGGCGGAAGTGGCGCGGGTACGCGAGTGAACGGCGCGGCGCAAGTTGGCGGCAATGGCGCGCATGGAATGGTCATCGTTGAGGAGTACGCATAGTGAAATTCGCACGAATTCAAGGCGACATCGTCGCCGAAGTCATCGAACTTCCTGACGACGTCACGCCGGACCTGGCGTTCCATCCGGACATTGCCGCGACACTGGTCCAGTGTTCCGACAAGGTCGCGCCTGGCTGGCGCTATGCGGGCGGGAAGTTCTCCGCGCCGCAAGCCGAAGACGCGGAGTCGCTGGAGCAAGCCAAGACCCGTCTGTCAATCGAGGTTGACGCCGGAGCTGAAGCGGCGCGCCTGCTGTTCGTCACGCCGGGCGCGGGACAGGCGGCGGTCTACCGGGCCAAGGCGGACGAAGCCCGGACCTTCCTGACCACGTCCGACCCGTCGCCGGAGGGCTTCCCGCTTCTGGCCGCATCTGTCGGCGTCGAAGGCGACACGCTGGCGTCCGTCGCCGGACTTGTGAACGCGCGCGAAGCGGACTGGCTGAAGATCGCCGCGACCATCGAACGCGAACGCCTTGGCGCAAAGCGCGCCATCCGGACCGCGACCACCATCGAACAAGCCACAGCCGCGCGCGACGCCGTGACGTGGCCAACACCTGACGCATAAGGGGGCGCTATGCCTGCAATCGTGACAATCAATGCGCGTAAGAATGCGGACTGGAATAAGGGCTTCCAGTACCGCGTCGGCGGAGCTCCGCAACCGCTGGACGGTCGGCTGGCGCTCATGGTCCGCGCGCGGGCATCGGACCCGGAGGCCGTTCTGTCGCTGTCGTCCGACAGCGGCGGCGGCATCACCATTACGGACGCCGCCGCCGGGCGCTTCGCGGTTCGCTTCGACCGCGACAACTTCCGGCGGATGGCGGCGGGGGCATACGTTCAAGACCTGATCTATACCCGCGCGGACGGCGAAGATATTCCGATTTGGGAAGGCGCTTTGAACCTGACTGAAGGCGTAACGCGATGAGTGGCGGCGTGTCTGACATTGTGATTGAAGCCGGCGTCCCGGAAATCGTGATTGAGGTCGGGGCGGGCCTTGTTGACATTATCGTGGAGGCAGGCGGAGAACTGCCAACACAGATCATCGTGCCGGAGCAAGGTCCGCCGGGGCTAAGAGGGCCACAAGGCGAGCAAGGGCCGCAAGGCATACCCGGCAAGGGCGGCGGGGATAACGCCTATGAAATCGCCGTCCAACAAGGCTTCGTCGGCACAGTCGAAGAATGGCTAGAATCGCTCATTGGCGAGACCGGACCGCAAGGGCCGCAGGGTCCCGAAGGCGAAATCGGTCCGACTGGTCCAATGGGTCCAATCGGACCGCAGGGGCCGCAAGGGCCGCAGGGCGAACAAGGGCCAATCGGTCCGATGGGGCCGGGGTCTGATACATCCAACCTTGCGGCGAAAGACCTGTCCAACACGACTGGGCCGCGCGGCAAGCTTGCGCCGCTCTATCAGGGTGGGAAGGATTTCAACACAATCCTTGAGCGCGGGACGCATATCGTCCAAAACCACGCGGGCAACGCCAATGCGCCGAACGGTGACACGGGCAGTTGGTGGATGGTGACAAACGAAGTTGCCTATGCTGAAAACGATTTTGTCATCCAGCGGGCGTATGACTATGGCAACATTGGCGATGGGGCCATTTTGGGCCGCGTCTTTGAGCGCACGTTCAGAAATTGGGCAGCTCCGAAGTGGAGCGCATGGAACCGGATTGTTGAGCGGAAGGCCGATACTGACGCGCTTTATGCGCCGCTAAATTACGTCGTAGCCGGCGAGGGTGCGGTGGCGCGTCCGGTTGTGGAGCGGGATTATATTTCCTCGCGTGAGTTCGGCGTAGTTCAAAACACGAACGGCATTCGCACCGCGCTTCAGCACGCCATCAATGCGGCCATTGCACAAGGCAAGAAGCTTCGTATTCCAGGCGGTACGTATAACATCGACGGGACGCTTTGGGCGGTTTTAACCGGAATGCAATCGCTCACGATTGAGGGCGACGGCTCAGACGCCACGATTTTACGGTGGATCAATTCGGACGGATCGCCGCCGACCGGTAACGGTTTGGAAATCATCGCCAACACCGACCAAGGCAATTGGTGGCTTGACGTTGCTCCGGCCATCGGCGTTGTCGTTCGGGGTCTTTCCTTCGTTTGCGTCGGTCCCGCACAAGGGACCGGGACTTATGTCGATATGAAAACCCTGGAGGGCCGTCCGCCGCGCAAGGTTTTATTCGATGATGTGACATGGCGCGGCTCATGGTCTTTTGGCCATTACTGGAGCACGTCGGTTCACTTGCTCGATACAGGCTCCGTGACTTTCCGCGATTGTCGCTGGCTGATTGGTGGACCGGGTAATCTTGCGGGCAACGGCGTTTTTATCCAGGCGCGCGGCGCAACGACAGACCCGACCATATTCAACTTCAATAACTGCGAACACTATTATGGCAACGCGTTCATTGTTGCCGGGGATCACGCCGAAGGGATTTACCTCACGCAATGCACAAGCGTCGGTTCGTCGTTCGGCGTCCAGTGGGCTTGCGCGGCGGAAAGCGGGCTTCACGTCATCGGCGGACACTACAACCACGTTGGCAAGTGCTTTGACTTAAGCGGCGTGTTTGATGTTGTGATCCAGGGAACCTTGCTTTATTCGGCCAACACGTCAGCAGGCACGTTCTACCATATCCACATGAGGAACGGGGGCCGGTTCTCCATTTCCGGTAATACGATCGTTGGCGTTGGCCAAGGCGCGGAAGTCGGCGTTGTTGTCGAGAACGTTCCGGCTGGCGCGAAGTACGGCGGAAGCATCATCGGCAACACCTTCACCGGACTTGCTTCGCGCGCCGTGACTCTCACCAACACAACGCATGACATCACGGTCGGACCTAACGCCTATTGCGGTATCGTGTCGGGGCAGACGGTCCTAAACGACGCCGGAGCGGCGAACAAGATCAATCCATAAGCAACAGGACGCCAACCATGACTAATCCAGACAAAGTCAGCGCCGCAGGCGAAGAAGCGATAGCCGGTTGGGAGGGCGTCGTCCTGACGCCTTATTACGACATTGCGGGCATTCTCACGAACGGCATTGGCCACACGAACGCAGCCGGCGGGGCGAAGGTCGTTCGCGGCGAGAAGTGGACTCGAGACTACGCCTTCAAGGTCTTTCGTGACGACTTGTCCCGAAGCTATGCGCCAGCGGTCTTCAGCCGCTTCGCCGGGACGCGCCTGACACAAGCCGCCTTCGACGCCTTCACGTCCCATCACTTCAATACCGGGGCGGTCAAGACGGCGTCTTATGTCGATGCGTTTAAACGCGGCGACATGGCGGACGCCAAGACGCGGTTCCTGTCGTGGGACAAGGCTAGAGTGAAGGGCAAGCTTCAGCCGGTTGCCGGGCTGACGCGCCGCCGCCGGGAGGAATGGGCGATGGCGGAGCTAGGGCAGTACCCGGCAGGCGTGAAATCGCCGCCAGCGGCCACGGCAGGCGGTCCAGCGCCCGTCCAAGACCCGACATCATCCCCAACGCGCCGCCGCACGTCGTCAAACGTCCCTGACCAAGCCGTGACGGACATTCAACGGCTGTTGACGGATCTTGGATTCTACAAGGGCAAGATTGACGGACTGTTCGGACCCGGCACAGAAAAGGCCGTGAAGTCCTTCCAGCAAACACACCCGGACCTGACACCTGACGGCGTTGTCGGACCGGCGACCTGGAATCAACTTCTTCGGAACAAGGATCTTCGGGCGCGGGCCACGGTCACAGTCGCGGGCGGCGGGTTAACCGGCGCTGGAACAACAGCCATCCCGGACGTCCCGCTATGGTTCACGGCTGGCGTCTTGGGCGCGGTCGTCCTTGTCCTTGTCTGGCTGGCGTGGCGCTACTGGCCGGAAATCCAACAGCGGTTCACCAAGCGCCAGCCCATCACAGTTGAGGACTAGACATGACCATCCAGCTTAATCCTATCAATGTCCTGATCGGCGCGGTTCGCGGCGCGGTCAACGAAGTCGTTCCGGGCATTCAAGCCGACCTGTCGCGGCGGATCGAAACGGCGCACCAAACGCCGGACTCGCGCCCGCTTCCGCCTGGCACCGCAACCGCGTCCATCAGCGCCGAAGCGATTGAACGCGCGGTCCTGGAACGGGTCCTGACCGACCCGCGCGTCCAGTCCTTCCAGCAGGCCGTCCAGCCTATCGCGTGGTATCAGTCGCCCGTCATCACTGGCCTTCTGACGTCGCTTATCGTGTCCCTGTTGGGTCTGGCCGGGATCGCGCTGGCTCCGGAAGATCAAGCCATGGTCACAACCGTCATAACGTCGGGGATTGCGGTTGTGGCGGCGGTCGTCGGTCTGGTCGGTCGGCTCCGCAATCCGGCGCAGCCTGTGACGCTGACGAAGCCGACGAATTAGCCATGGACCCGGCGACCCTTACAGCAGCCGGCAGTTCGATAGCGTCCCAAGGCATCCTTGGGGCGCTTCTTGTTATAGCCTTTGGCGTCATCGTCTTCCTGTTCAAGCGTCTGGAAAAGGCGTTGACGGCAGCGGATTTATGCAACGCTTCGCGGCTGACGGACGTTCGGGAGATATTGGCGACTGTTGCGAAGAATGACGCGTCCTTCGCCGCCATGGCCGCAGCCATCGAAGCATTGAACCGAATGCAAGAGGAAAGGGCGAAGGCGACCATTGACCTGACCCGGTCTGTTATGGACCTTAAGGCGCAACAAGGACTGGACAATGACAGGTTTCGGGAAAAGCTGGACGCCGTCATCGTGGCAATTGCCGACGCTATGCGGAAGGTCGATGCAGGCAACGCGGCGACAATTCAAGCCGTCAACCAACTTCTGAACCGGATAGAGGGACGCCAGTCATGATCCGGTTCATTAGACACTTCTGGAATGTCGCATGGAAGAAGGACGCCTTTCCGGACAACTTTGACGACGCCGTCCGGCGCGAGCTGGACGCGGCAAAAAGGCAATCGGAGAGGTCGAGGCAACGACTGATCCGGTCGGCACAAATCAGCGTGGATCAATCGGACCATGTCGCGTCGCTTCTGTCGGCGACGCTTCAACAACTGAACGGGGCTGGAACTGATGCAAGACCTAATTAGAAGCCGGACCCTTTGGGCGGGTCTGCTATGCTTCGCGGCGTTCGTGCCCTTGGCGGCATTTATCCCGCCGTCGCCGCTGTTTGAATTCCTTCACGGTATCAGAATCGCAATCGGGCTGGTTGTTCTGTTGCTGTTCGCGCCGCCAGTCTTCCAGGCGCTTCGAACGACGCGGCTGACGGACGTCCTTCAGCTCCGGCTTGGGATCACGCTGAACGCCTTTTCTCTCGTCATGACGGGCGTCTGGCTGATCTTATGGCGGGCGAACGGCTTCCCGCGCTGGATGGTTCAGTCCGACTTCAACGCTTGGCTACTCTGGCTTCAGATTCTTGGCTACACGCTGCACATAACAGCGCCAGCCGCGACGCCTGGAGCTGTCCCGGCGAAGTCATGGGCGTATGTTGGCGCGGCATTCGTGGCCGGGTTCGCGTTCGCTTTGTTCATGGCGTGGGTCCAGCCGGACCTAACAGCCATCGTTGACGTCCTTCAAGGGGCGCTTGACTGACCGAACCCGCTGGCGTTTGGACGGCTTCTGTCAGCGGTAAACTTGCCGCCCGCGCTGAAAGGCCGGGCGGCTCTTTTCAGCGTCTTGTAAGCGCGGACCTTTTGCTGTTTACTGTCGTTGTTCAGCGGTTCTTGGCTTGGTCATTTCCTCCCGAAAGACTTCCGCGTCTGTTCGCTGAATACGGACGCGGTCTAGCGCCGCCGGGTTGTTCGAGCCTTCCCGGCGGCGCTTTTTTGTCTGACGTGGCGGAGGATTGAAGCGAAGTCCAGCGGCGACACCAACCGGATATAGACAAAGGATTCATGATCGAATCCTTTCCATCTTCAGCTTCAGCCGTTCCCCTTTTGCATAACCGCGAGGTCAGCCGCCTTCGCCATCCGCTCTAGCTGTTCGCGGACCTTTGCGCGGACCTTCTCTTCTTGGGTTGTCTCCAGCATGTGAAGCAATATCGGCAGCGTGGACGACCACGTCATGGACGGCTGAAGTTCCCGCAGCTCCGCCGCTTGCTTCGACTGGTTGACAAAGCGCAGATAGGCGCGGGTCGTCATTTCCATAGCTTCGTCATGACCCTTCCAAGTTCCGACCTTGCGACCGTTGACGAAGCCGCTGAACGATCCAAGGCGGCGTCCGGCGCGTTCGACCATCAGGGAGTCTTCGCCGCTTTGGGCGCGATACATCCCGCCTTTGGACGACGGAACCATAGACCATTCAATATCGCCGGTTGCGTAGTTCATCCGCTTCGTTCCTTCGGGGGCCGCGCCGCTTTCGGCCTTCGCCCGCTTCGTGGGTCTGGACTTTGACACTTTTTCAGCCTGCATCATCATGTGAGTTGTCCCCTTTGGAGTCGTTCTAAATTCGCTCCGGCTGGCCGGACGGAGGTCCGCCCGGCTAACCGCAACGACTCAGCGACCGGCGCGGGTCAAGTGCTTAGTGACATATGATAGAAAGGTAAACTTTCCGGATGATTTAATTTCGCCGAACGGCGTCCAGGACTGGCGTCCGTCCCGTTCCGCTTGGTCTTCGTCCCTCCAGTGCTGGCCAAGGCGGCACATCAGCGACCAAATGCCATGGACCTTCGCCAGACCGCGTTCGTAGCGGACCGCCATGAAGAGGTCGTAAAGGTCCGCGCCACGGTCGCGGCGGCGGTTCTGGAACTTCATTCGGCAAGGGGAGGTGCAAAAGGCGGCTTCCCGGCGGTCTGTCCCGAAGGACTCGCCGCATTCACGACAGGCGCGGCGGAACAGATAGGCCGGACGGTTCGGACGTGGCGCTGGCGGCGCGTCTAAGGTGAATTCTTCTTGGAACAGCATGGTTTCGAGCCTTTTGCAGAGCGACAAACCGCCGCCCATGGATCGAGAATTATTTATGAACGATGGCACTTTCAAGACGAAAGTTCCAAGAATTCGCCGCTATCATCCTTCCTGAGTAGGATTCGGGCCTTAAGAAACAAAAAACCCGGCGCTTGGCCGGGCTTCTTAGTCCTTTCAGACAGGTTAGACAGACGAAGATTTCGGCGGTTCGGGCTTCTTCGTGCCTTCCGGAGCGGACGAATCGCCGGTAGGGGCGGGGGTCTGTTCGTCCGCCAGCTCCGTCGAGTGTTCGGCAATCGCCATCTGGTTTCCGTCAGCGCCTTCCGGGAAGATCGGGGCGACCGCCTGGATATGGACGGGCGAATCCGGCGAGCGCTGGACCTTCCCGTCTTCCGCCGCGTAGGTATAGCCGCCAAGGGGGGCCGTGTTCTGGCCGATATTGCCAACGACAGCGGCGTCCGTGCCTTCCAGGGTCCGGGCGGCTTCAGCGGCCTTCGTGGCGTCGGTCGTCCGGGCGGACTCGTTTGTCGCTGTCTTCGTGTCTCGGGTAGCCATTGCTTCAATCTCCAACGTTGGGGTTAGGACCGTCGTCCGTAGTGTTAACGCCTTAACCTTAGCACCGTTCGGGTTTAGTCCTTAACCGGAGGAACGTTGCTGGCGAACCCATGGGCTTCCAGGATGGCGTTGGCGCGGTCCAGGTCCGCTTGCGACGGCTTCCATTCGTCTTCGCGGACCGGCGTCGAGAGCTGGACGACCTTCCGGGCTTCGTCCTGGACTTCCGGCCATGTTGCTTCGTGGCGGTCTGGCTCTTGGCTGAAGTGTTCCGTCAGCGGGGCGGTCCGATAGGCAGCGCGCGCCTTTTCAGCCAGCTTCACCGGGTCGCCTTCCATGGGGCAACCGCGCGCCTTAAGGAAGGCTTCATCTTCCGACCCTTCGAAGGGAACTTTCGTCCTGGCGATATACTCCGCCGGAGTTTCGCCGGGGCGTGGCAAGTCCGGGTCAATCCCTTCCAGCCGGCGTTCGGCTTCGGCAAGGACCCGCATCCCTTCCCGCGTCAGCCCGTTCCATCCTTCGCAGCGCCACGCCAGTTTCGCGCCGACTAGGATCGTTCTGGACTGTTTGTCGATGACGTCGCCGTCCTGGACCGGGCGGACAAGTTGGGCGGCGACTTCGAACAACTGGCCGTCCAGGGTCACGGTCGAAGCATATTCCGCGCCGGCATCCTGAAGCGCCGCCAACAGGTCTTCGCGGGCTTGCGCTTCCTTCACCAAGGCGGCGTTATAGGCTTCTTCCGCCAGCTCATAGCGACGCTCCTGGACGACCCGCGCGACGCTCCGGCCAAAGCGGACGAAGCCGCCGATGACCACGGACGCGGCGAACAGCCCGTCCATGTAGTTCGACCCTTCAAGCACCTGGACGGCTTCGCGAACGTCCGCGCGGGCGGCGTCATAGACCGCGCCAAGGTCTGAAAACTTACGCTGTTCCATTGTCTTTTCCTTCGTCGGCAAATCTCAGGGACAGGGTCACGCCGTTGGCGTCGGCGCGGTAGGACATCGCGCCTTTGCGCGCCTTGTCGATTAGCTCCGACGACATACGCACCTCGCCGCCGAAGTAGTGAATGACAGCGGCAAGGATGGCCGCTTCTTCCCGCTGGCGTTCATAGAAGTCTTCTTCTTCGGCTTCCTTGGCCTTCTGGAGCTCGCCAAGCGCCACGGCATATTCGCCGACTCGAGCCTTCCAGAATTCGGCGCTGGCCGGGTCTTCGGGATCGTTGCGGGCGTTGTGATGCGGCGCGGCGTTCTTCGCTTGCTGGATGAAGGCGTCCGTGATGATGGCGTCCATGACCGGGCGAAGATGCGCCGCCATCTTTCCGGCGTCACAGTCATGGAAGCGGGTCGGATAAAGCTTCCTCATGGCGCGGACGACCTGTTCAGCCGGGTCGGCGACGTCCAGTTCATTGTCAGGCTGTTGGTCCATTGCTGAAGATTCCTTCGTTGGGGTATCGGGCGCGGTCCAACTCCGCCCGCATTCCAAGGCGGGCCAAGCTGTCGGCGCGTTCGTTGTGGCGGTTGCCGGAATGGCCGCGAACCCATTTCCATTCCACGCGGCGGAGGTCGCAGGCGCGCGAAAGCTGTTCCCAAAGGTCCCGGTTCTTGACGTCCTGGCCATCGACAGTCGTCCAGCCGTTGGCGCGCCAGTTGGGAATCCATCGCTCTATTCCGCGCTGGACATATTGGGAGTCGGCGCGCACCACGACGCGCGCGCCAACCGGCATCAGATCCACGGCCAACAGCGCGGCGGTCATTTCCATCCGGTTGTTGGTTGTGCGGAGCTGACCGCCGAACAGTTCGACCGTGGCGGCTCCGGCGCGGATGACCACGCCAAAGCCGCCGGGTCCGGGGTTAGGGGAACACGCGCCATCACTGAACGCCGTCACGTCCTGGAAGCGCGCCAGAAGGCGGCGGGCGGCGTCCAGGTCGTCGGCGTGATACGTGAAGACGGTCGTGTCATTCATCGCGGCATCTTTTCCCGAAGGCCGCGCGAAATTTCCGCGACCTTCGCTTCAAAGGTTCGGCGGGCTTCCGCCGACCAATGCTGGTCGACGGTTTCCCGCATTCCCGCTTCCATGTTCTGGAGCATCAGCGCCGCCGTCAGCGGATCGCCGTCGCCGATAAGGGCGACGGAAACTTCCGCGACGGCGACGACGCCGGCCATGGCGTTGACCAAGTCCATGACGTCGTCGCTGGCCATCACTGACCGCCTGACTGTTCGGCGTACTTCGCCGCGTCGCGAAGGCGCTTGAATTCGTCGCGATAGATCTTCGCGGCGGCGTCGTTCGCCTTCAGGTCCGCCGGGACAAGCGCGGCCTTCCCGGCTGCGAAGTCCGCCTTGGCGCGGGCTTTGATGGACGCTTCATCGACGCTAGACGACGCTTCATTGGTCGTTGACGGCTGTTCATTGGCCGTTGAATCGTCGTCAAGGCGCGTTGAAGCGCCTTCATCGACGCCAGAACCGCCGTCTGGCCGCGCGTCGTCGCCGCTGGCGGCGTTGAAGTCCTGGCCAGTGTCTTCGTCGCCGCCGGACGCCGGATCGCCGCCAGCGGTCAAATTTTCAAGCTGTTTGAATTCGCCCGTCTCCGGGTCGTGGGGGATTTGGTCCGCCGCCTTGGCGAAGGCGTCGAGCGCGGCGGAGGTCCCGCGACCGCCAACGGCCTTCGTTTCGGCTGACCGCTCTTCGCGCTGTTCGTTGAAGTCATACAGGTCATCGTCCCGGCGGACCAAGTCGTCCAGGTCCGCAGAGGTCGGAAGCTGTTTGGCGTGGCGCTTGACAACCGTCTTCTTCGCCATCTCCGGGAAGAACGTTGGGTCCGACCAAGGACCGTTCGCGGACTTGGACTTCGCCTGGATCTTCTTGACGTCGTTCAGGTCCATGACGTCGAAGGACGGACGGTCGGCGGGCGCGCCCTTCAGCCATGCGATGGAGTAAACGCCGACCATCTTTCCACGGTCGACTCCCAACTTCGGCGGCTTGTGCTTCAGGAACGGGTCCGACCCGAATTCATAGTCAAATTCGTCGTTTTCATAGACGGCTTGTGCGATCCAATCCAGGATTTCGCCGGAGTTGCGGGCGCGCTTGCGGATACCCTGGACCATGGGAATCCATTGGACCTGTCCCTTATAGGGGACCATTGCGCCTTCGCGGCCATCGGGGAGAAGGCCGTCTTGAGCGGATTGCATGGCCGCATTCCAGAACGACCGGCGGTCCATGTTGGCAAGATCCGGCGTCTTGTTCAGCGCCGTCAGCAGGACGCGCTTGAAGCGCTCCGGCGGGATATGGGTCGGAAGGGCCGGCGTGAACTGTGCCAATGTGGCGGGCGTGTTGATTTCGCTTCGGAGGGCGACAAGCGCTTGTTGTGATGCGGGGACGTTCGCCATGACTATGCTTCCTCTGTTTCGCTGGCGGTTGCTTTGGCCTTCTTCTTCGTGACCCGCAGGACGCGGAACGATGAAGCGGCGACGGTCACTTCCTTTCGGGACTGTTCCTTCCAGGAAATGTTGAAGTCTGGATGGATGGCGACGTCCGCGCCTTTCAAGGCGTCAATCAGCTCCGCCTTCAGGACGTCCAGCGCGCCTTCGCAGTTGCGGCGGCGCTCCGCCCATTCCAGGTATTGTTGCGCCAGTTCTCCGGCGCGGTTGTGCGTGGTCAGGTCAATCTTATCCAGCTTCACGTTGCGCCAGCGGGCTTCGATAATGTCCAGGTCCAGGTTGTAGGACGGTTCTGGCCAGTCGTTGGCTTCGAACTTGGTCCAGAAGTCCGCCGCCAGTTCGCGGATGCGCGCTTCGGCTCCGGCGTGGCGCTCCAGTTCGATGATGACCGGGCGGTCGGCGTTGTCGGACATGCGAACAAGCGCCGCCACGACCGCGAAGTCCGCGTCTGCCAACATGGCGTTGGTCAGCGCCTGGAGGACATAGCGAAGCGGCGGCTGGTCTTCCGTCCACTGGCTGTCAAAGACGTTGCGCGTGACGGACTTGCATTCGAGAATCCCGCGCTTCCCGTTCGGCTTAATGACGAAGCCGTCCGGCGTGGAGCCTAGGCGGAGCTCCGGCGCGCGAAGATAGACCTTGGCGCGCGAGGTCTTCCAGTCTGGCCGCTCTTCCTGGAGCATTTCCACGATAGCGGCTTCGTGCCAGCGCCCGCGCTTCATCGCGTCGGAATCCATCGCGGGCTTGTGGCCGGCCTTGTCGGCATAGACCGCGAACGGTCCGGCGTAGGGGTTCGCGCCAGCCAGCGTTCCAATGTCGGTCGCCGTCACGTCCTGGCGGCGCAAGGCCAGCCAGCTTTCGCGGTCTGTGATTTCGTGCGTTTCAACATTCAACTTCATTCGAGCCTTCCTTAATGGCAAAAGGGGCCGGACGAACGTCCGACCCGCTGGATTTAACGACCGTTTAGGCGGGGACTTGGCGCGACGTTGCCTTGACGTCTACCTTCGTTTCGAGTCCGCCAAGCGGATCTAGGTCGCCGGTCTGGACCTTCTCCAGCGCCGCCAGCGTCGCGGCGTCTTCCTTCAGATTGCCGGTCAGGGGGACGAAGGTTTCCGTCTTCACGACATAGCCTTGTTGCCGCTTGGTCTTGGTTGCTTCCGACATGGGACAGCTTCCTTTTGTTGTGATGGTTGCGCCGGGAGTAACCGCCAGCCGGGGCGCGGATCGGCTGGCGGGAAGGGATCACCCGAAGAAGGTGAGCGGCGCGAAGCCGAAGGGCATGATGACCTGTAAGACGTGATGATGAACGCCGTCCATTTTCAGGAACATCCCGGACGACGCCGTCCCGGCGCATGTGATTAGGAGAAGATTCAAAAGCTTTCCCTTATTACTCCAGCCGTAGCAGGGACGTTCAAGCTTCCCGAAGGGGCGGGACCGAAGGACGAAACTGGTCGATTCGTTGCCCGCTTCGTTGGCCGGTTCGTTGACCGGCTTCGGCATGTCGCCGCGCGCGTTCTTCGCCGCCGCTTCCTGAACCTGGACGCGGAGCATTTCGGCGAAGAAGCCATAGAAGGCGACGGCGCTGGCGTCATTCGAGACAGGCGGCGTCGTCATGCGGCGGCGGAATTCGTCCGCCAGCGACAGCGCGTCTTCCGGCTCCAGCGAAAACGTCGCCAACTCGTCAACAACCATCAGCGAAATCGACGGATACCAGGCACCGTCCAAAAGGTCGCTTCCATACACAACGCCAGCGTTCCGCCCGTCGTCCAGACCGAACATGCGGAGGTCGAAGGACGCCATGAACCACAGATCGGCGAACGACGCGGCGTCGAAGTTCTCCGGGTCAACGTGCTGCACCTGTCCATAAAAAGCATCGGCTTGAAGATTTGACCGGCTGGTCATGGCGTCATCTTTCAAAAAGGGTTTTGTTTTTGAATCGCCCTTGGGCGATCAGGATTCCGTCTAGGTGTTGGCGACGCTTTGTCCATTCGGTTTTGACGTCGCTTAACACTTCGTTAACTTGTGTTATTGTCCAGCCACGCGACAGCATATCGCGGACCGCCAAACCTTCGTCCTTCGTCGGATTGATCTTCGCGAGAATCAGACTAGCCGCCATCGCTTCGACGCGACGGCGCTTGGCCTTTTCGACGCTTCCATGGATCGCGACCAATTCAGGACTGAAGGTCGTCATTCGGTCGTCCGGGCTTGGCGGACGCGCCGTGACTTACGGCTAGCCGTTACCTGTTCCGCTTCGCCCGTAAAATCGGACTCTTCGTCACGTTTCTTTGACTCGTTATCGCCGTTTGTGGACTCTTCAATGAAATTTCCGGACTCTTCGTCGCGGTCTTCCGGCTGTTCATCTGACACGATTTCCCGGACTTGGACCCGTTCCGCCAGCTCGCCGGACTCCAGCATGACGTCCACGACACCTTTCAAGGCGTCATGTTCTTCGATGACCAAGCCGCGACGACCGTCCGTCAGGACGACCGCCTGATGGAGAAGGGTCCCCTTGGCGGCTTCCAGGACGTCGGGGGACACGGTCACGCCATCCAGGTCCAGCGACACGCGTTTAAACTCTTCGTCGCTGGAGCTGGCCGGCACGTCTGGGGCATAGTCGGGGAGGGTCGCCGCCTGACAAGCGGCCATGACTTCTTCCACGCCGCCGTCCGCTATGACAATAAGGGGGTTGGATAGGTGGACGGGCTGGCCGTCATAGGGCTGGCCGGCTTCAGCCGGATCTTTCCAGGCTAAGACGCCATGCCATTCGTTCGAACGAAGCCCGGCACGGCCACGGACCGGGCGAAGGCTGGCGGATAGGATCACGACCGGGCGGCGGTCCGGCGTCATAACGGTCATTGGGCGATTCCTTCTATTGTTACACCGTGATAAAAGACCTGCGATTCTGAATAGAGGCCGAATTTTGGCAGGCCAGACGCCGCCTTTCGGCGGTTAAAGATTTGGGCCGTCTCTATGAGCTGGCAGCATTCCGCCGCGCGCGTGACGCGGATCTTCAGGGACAGGGCGTTTCCGTCACCATCGGCGAAGGGATTCCGGCCATGTTCGTCGGTCAGGACGACCTTGCGGCCAAGCGCGTCCTGGAAGAACACTTCAAAGATTGAGGTCATGCGACCCTTCGGGGCGGTTTGCCATCCAGCCATTGGTTAGAGCCCTTGAGATAAGTTAAACGGCGCTTCATCAGCGCCGCGCGTCGATTGTTGGTCGTTCAGTCACGCCGCAAGGGCAGTAACGACGTTCAAAAGGGGAATGACGGACGGTTCAGGCAAGTCGAAGCCCGCTTTCAGCGCGGCGGCGGCGCTGTCGTACATCGGCGCGCCGGGAAGGGCGTTGTCCGTCCGCCACGTTCCCCATTTGCCGCCGACCTGATACAGCGCGCCAAGGCAATGTTCCTTGTCGTCCCATGCGACCAACAGGCGGAAATATTGACTTCCCTCGATTACGCCGGGACGGGCGTCCAGCCGATAGCGGCTGGCCATATTGATCGCACCCCACAACATTTTCGCCTTGAACCTCTTGACGGCTTCGGCGGCGTTTCGCTGGTCATGCTCTTGCCGGCTGACCGGGCGCGCCGCCTTTTGTAACATGAAGGGAATCGCGCTGGCCATCGCCCGTCCAGCGTGGGCATTTCCTAAGCTTGACACCGTCGCCAGCTCCGCTTCCAACCAACGCACCATGCGCCGGAGTGGGTAAACCTTACGCGTTGACATTTCATCTTGCAAGAGGCAACTTGCGACTTGCAACGAACTTTCTGACCGTCCACCTGGACCAACCGCCACGAAAGAGCCATGACCGAAATTGCAAAGCCGTCCGACTTTAAAGACTTGATTGGACATTTCCCCGGCAAAGAGCTGAACGCCGCGCTGGATCTTCCCGAAGACAGCAATCAGGCCAGCGTCATCCGAAGCCGGGTCATGAACGCGGACGGGGCTATCCCGCCGACGTATTGGATTTCGCTTGTCGAGACGTGCAAGGAGCGCGGAATCCCGTTGGACTACCCGGACCTTTGCAACATGTGGACTGAACGCGAGGCCGCGAAACGGCTGGCGCGCGGGTCCTGACGCCTTCCCGGTTCGCCGGGTTTCACGCGGGCGGTTGGCTCGAAAAAGTCCCGCGTCTTTCCAGCCGCCCGTCCCTTCATCAGCGGGACGGAACAAGTCAAATGACCAAGACCGAAAAAGAAACGAAGCGCGTCCTGAAGTCCGAACCGCCGTCCGTGGAACAGCGGGAACTGAAGCTGGCGACCGATACCCTAATGGGCGACATCGCCGAAGCCATCCTGACGCTGGTCCGCCAGCGCAACGAACCCTGGAACAAGCTCCAGCAACATCAGCAACAGGTCTGGATTGATAAGGCGCGCGACCTTGCGTCCGGGCTGGTCAAGCGGTCGGCGGCTCTTGTTGGCCAGTCCGGCTTCACGATGGTTCCCGGCAAGGTCGGGAAGGTCGCCTTTGGCGAGGGCAAGTTGCAGGCGGTCTTCAAGGCCATCGACAGCACGGAAAACATTGACGCGCTGGCCAAGGGCGGCGGCGGCGACGTTCTGTTGGTCTTCACGGATGCGTCCCGCTTCATGAACGTCCGGAAGACCACGCTGGCGGACCTGGATCAAACGCCGCTTCCGTTCGAAATGGAAAACACCTTCGCGGGTCTTCCCATCATCGACGGCAAGGACGCCAAGGCCATCGCGGGACAGTGGGCGGACTGGCTGGACGGCTATTCGAAGGCGCTGGCGTCCTTCACGGACTTGGCGCACCTGGAGGAACAGGCGCTTGGCATGGTCCCGTTCGTCAAGGGAGCTCCGGCCAACATCCGGACCGGCTTCCTGGCCGGCCTGAACAACCGGCGGCGGGATCTTGGCGCGTCTGACCCGCTGTCGATTGCTTGGGACGGCGTCGAGCAACAGGCGCAAGGCGAAACGCCGAAGGCCGGGTCCGTTTGGGACTTGGTCCAGGGCGGCAAGCCGGAAGACGCCGCGCCAGCTCCGGACGGGGAGGGCGGCGACGCTGACGGGTCTTCGCTTGTCCAGACGGCGGATGAACAGTCGTCTAGTGACGATGAAGGGTCGAAGAAGTCCCGTAAACGGACAAACAAGGACGCTGAAGCGTCCGCCTGATCGCCGACCATGGCCGGGACGCCAAGCGCGTCCCGGCTCTTTCTTTTGATCCATGGATTGCAAATGACATTCCAAGTTTTGACCGACAACCCTGAACCCGTCGTCTTCCCGAAGGACCGGACCCGCGCGCTGGTCCAGGTCGTGATTGCGGAGCGCGCGCCAGCCGTGACCTTCGAACAGGTCATGAAGTTCCGCTGTCGTCATGCTCGGGTCGTCGCGGTCCGCGCGCTGGTCTGGCGCGTGATGAAATTCGAATGGGGATGGTCCTATCCCCGCATCGCGCAAATGTTCGGCTGTCATCACACGACCGTCCTTCATGGCATTCGCAAGTCGGATGCGGACATTGAAGCCGGGCTGGTCTGTCTTCCGGACGGGCCGGCACGCACCCATGCGCCGCAGCCGCCGGCCTTCTCCGAAATGCGGCGCAAGTTGCGGCTGGAGCGGCGGCGCAACCGCCATGCTGTCCGGTTCCTGGACGTCCGCGCGGGACGGGAAGGGCGGACTGTTCAATGAAACAGCCGTCCAAGAAGACCGGAACCGGGACGCATTCCAAACAGGATCGCGGCGCGGACTTCTATGAAACGCCGGAGGTCGCCACGCTGGCGCTTCTGGAAAACCTGGACGTCCCGTTCCACGTTTGGGAACCCGCCGCCGGGCGCGGGGCCATGTCGCGGGTTCTGGAAAAGAATGGCCGGACCGTCCTGAAGACCGACCTTCACGCGCATGATGGAGCGGACGCGGGCATTCATGGCGGCGTTGACTTCCTGAAGGTCGCGCGCCTGACGGACCATTCCATCAGCGCCGTCGTGACCAATCCGCCGTTCATGTATGCGGCCGATTTCGTCCGGAAGACCCTGGACCTTGGAATCCAGGGCTTCTTCCTGTTGCCGCTGAACTTCCTGTCGGCGGACAACAGGTCGGACATTATGGACGACGGCGGTCCGCTGGCTGGCGTCTATCCGTTCAAGAACCGCCTTCCCATGATGCACCGCGACGGCTGGACCGGGAAGAAGGCCGGGTCCGCCATGAACTTCGCTTGGTATCACTTCCGCAAGGGTCACAACGGCGTGACGCACTTGAAGCGCATCGCCTGGAGGAAATTCTAATGTCCATTCTTGTTATTGACGCCGCCACCGCAACGGGTTGGGCTTTCCGCGAAGCGTCAGGCGTCATCCGCCACGGCTCATTCGCCATTAAGCCGCCGTCCAGCGACCGCCACGCGGGCGAACGGTTCTTCCAATTCCAAGCGCTGGTCGCCGACCTTGTGACCGAATTCGAGCCGCGCTTAGTCGTAGTGGAACAGCCGTTCGTCAACGTGAAGCGTCCAGGGTCCAACCGCCTTCCCGGAACGCTGGCGAACTTGGTCCAGTTCGTCGCCTATGTGCGGAATGTTCCCTGTGTCGAGGTCCCGAACAAGCTCTGGAAGGTCTTCGTCCACGGTCGCGGCGACGTCGGCAAGGAAGACACTGTCGCGCTGATGAAGGAACGCGGCTTCCCGGTCGGCGATGACGACAACCAGGCCGACGCGTTGGGCATCCTGGAATGGTCGGAAGTGTTCTTCGCGGCGGCGCTCGCCGGGAAGATCCCGGTCGCGTTCTGGCCGGAGTTCCCGGAATCGAAGGCGGCGGCAACCAAACGCCGGAAGAAGGAAAAAGCGAAGGCGGACAAGCCCGCGAAGGTTGCGAAACGCCGTCCGCGCCAGCGCTTGAACGTCAGTCAAGCCGCGCTGTTTGGTGAATGACGGCGACTGTTAAGTCCGGGAATAACAATCAAGCGCGTTTGACGCGCGAAGGATGACAGTCAACGGTCATCCGGCCATAAGGTCAAAAGAATGTCATCAGGCTCGAAACTGGACCAACACATTGAAACAGTCGCCAAGGCGCTGTTCGGCGACGACCTGAATCGCCACCTGTCGAAGCCGGGGAAGGAACTTCGCTTTGGGACGCATGGGTCCCTATCCGTCGATTTGCAAAAGGGGACGTTCTTCGACTTCGAGGACGGCGGACCTGACGCGGGCGGCGGCGTCCTGGATTTGCTCCGGAAATATCGCGGCATGGACACGGCGGCGGCGCTGAAGTTCATGGAAGGCGAACTTGGCCTGGACATTAAGCGGGAAGGGGACGACGGCGAATCCTGGAAGGACCGGCCACGCGAGGAACGCGCGCCGCGCCAGTCCAGCCCGCGCCAGTCGAAGCCGCGCGAGCAAGCCAACGGCGTGAAGTTTGAGAAGCAAAAGCCGCGCGGGAAGCCGGTCGCGTTCTATGATTATCAGGACTTCGAAGGCCGGCTGTTTCTTCAGGTCGTCCGCTATGAAATGCCGGACGGGTCAAAGACCTTCCGCCAGCGGACTCCGAAGGTTCGCGAGCCGCGCAACGATGCGCCGGGCGACTGGAACTGGACGGCGGAAGGCGTCGAGCTTCTTCCCTATCGCCTGCCGGAGCTCATGGAAGACCTGGCACAAGACCGGACCGTCTTCCTGATCGAAGGCGAAAAGGCGGTGGACTACCTTCGCGCGCAAGGCATCCCGGCGACATGCAACCCGATGGGACGCGGCAAAATCAACAAGCTGTCGCCGCGCTTCTTCGAGCTGTTCAAGGACGGCGACGTGGTCGTCATCGGCGACAACGATCCGGACGGCGGCGGTCAGCAACACGCAACCCAAATGGGCGAACGCCTGGAAGACCACGCGCGCCGGGTCCGGGTCATTCCCGCCTGTCCGGGCGTGAAGGAGAAGGGCGGCGCTGACGACTGGCTGGCGGACGGACATTTCCCGGATGAATTGTATGAGCTGGCGACCGTCCATGGCGTGGACGTGGAAGAGTTGCCGCCGGTCTCTCTTTTGGGAGCCATCAGCCCGCTTGAAATCATGAAGAACGTCCGCCGGGTCGAATGGCTGGCGGACGGGATCATTTCGACCGGGTCAACATGCGTCATCTATGGCGGCTCCGGCTCCGGCAAGTCGCTTCTGGTCATGGACCTGGCCATGGCCATCGCGCGCGGAACGCAATTCCTGGACATCGACGCCAAACAGGCGGGCGTTCTCTACCAAGCGGGCGAATCCTATGCCAACCAACGGCGGCGCATCGTCGCCTATATGACCCGCCACGGCATTGATAAGGACTTCCCGTTCCGGCTGCTGGAACGGCGCGTCAACCTGTTCACCAAGCCGGAGGACGTGGACGCCTTAATCGCAGAGATCCGCGCGCAAGATGAATACTTCCGCCGGGTCTTTAACGGCGTCGGGGTCGGCGTCGTCATCATCGACACACTGGCGGCGGCGACGGCTGGAGCTGTCGAGAATGCCAGCGAAGACATGACGAAAATCACGGACATTATTGAACGGGTCCAGCGCGAAGCGAAGGTCGCCGTCATCGTGGTCCACCATACGAACGCGGTTGGCGAGCGCGAACGCGGTCATGGCGCGCTTCGTGGCGCGGTTGACTTCATGGTCCGGGTCGAACACGACAAGGAAACCAACATCCGGACGCTGGAGGTTGACAAGAACAAGGAAGGGGCCATCGGCCTTAAGCGATTCTTCCGCGCCGAAGGTCAGGAATTCCAGACGCCGGATGGCTTCACGGAAGCGGCGGGCGTCATCATCCAGACGGACGACTATGGCGAACGGCAGAGGAAGGAAGGCCGGCGTTTGCCGGATAAGGTCGTCCTGGCCAAACGCATTCTGGCGGACACGCTGGCGGACCGTGGCGTGACCGGGAAGGGCGGCGTCCCGATTGGCGTCAACGCGGTCACATGGGACGTCTGGCGTGACGTCGCCTTCGGCAAAATGGCCGGGCTGGACGACACCATCCGCGCCGACAAGGACGCTTATCGCAAGGCGCAACTGTCCTTTACCAAGGAATTGCAGGACTGGACCCGGACCCTGATGACGCGCGGGGAGGTCGGACGGAGCGACGACGGAAAGTTCGTCTGGCTGGCGCGGTAGTTCTTTCGAGCAACTTTCGACTTGCAAGAGGGTTAATCTTGCAATATGAAAGAGACATGGGCGGCGCGGTTGCCGCCCGGAGGCTCGAAACACCCATGGGCTATATTGTCCGCTATATCGCCGCCCGGCTGGCCTTCCAGGCTCTTCAGCGTGTCGGCGTCTGGAATCTCTTCGTTGCGGTCGGCTTTGTCGCCGTCGCTGTCTTCCTCTTCCTGGCGCTTCACTGGAAGGGCTGATGGGGCAATGTCGCCGGAAGGGGTTCCCGTCCATCATCGCGGCAACGACCGCCGTCCTGAAGGCCGCGAAGGACGGGAAACTTCAACACTTCGCATTCACGCCGACCGGCGACGGCGTCAAGCAACGCGCAACGCTGAAGGTCAGCTTTTGCGCCGACTGTCACCAATACCACGTTCACGAAGAACAGAGGAAAAGACCATGAAAAAGGTTTATGCGCGGGACCTGTCGGACCGCGAAATGGAAATCCTGAAGCTGACCGCTGAAGGCATGACGAACAAGGAAATAGCGCGCGAACTGAAGATCACAGAACCGACCGTGAAGGTTCATATGAAGGCCGTCCTTCGCAAGCTTCAGGCAGGCAATCGGACGCATGGCGTTGTTGTGGCGCTCCGGGCTGGAATCGTTCCGCTGTTCCCGGAAAGGTCTGAAGGCCAAGGCGGGGTCGTCTGGCAGATGAGCGGAAGCTTCCAGCTTTAACGAGGTGGCCATGAACATCGTTGACGAACTGGACCGGCTGGCGGACGAAGCGGAAGCCCGCGTCGCCAACTTTCCTGGACCGACCTGTCCATATATTGACGCGGCGTTGAAGTCCCTTGGCCCGGTCAGCCGAGAGGCGGAACGGCTCTATCGCCTGAACGCGGACAACCTGAAGGAAGACGACGGCGTGGAATCGTTCGTCAGCGAAGTCCTGTCCCTTGTGGACGATGAACTTCCGTCGAACCTGGAAGCGCTCCGGTCAGACAATGACAGCCTTCGGACGTCGTTGACCGAAGCGCTGGACAGGCTGAAGAACATTGGCGGTCAGCTTCGCGCGCTGGCGGCGAAGGTTCCGCAAGACTGAAACCCGAATTCGCATAATCGGAATTTTGACAAGAACCCTGAAAGGATAGGCAAGTGACATTCCCAACCGACACAGTTGAAGACTTGCGCGAGGACTACCGGACGCTAGACGAATTGCATGAAAAGCTGAAGAAGGCCGTCGTGGACGTCCTACAATACCGCGTCGGCACCCTGCCGGAGCAAGGCTGGTTGCAGGACAGTGACGCCAGCCGCAAAGCGTTGGAATCCCTCGCGGCGCTGGCTGTACACTTTGACCACACATGAACAACCGATCGTTTGAAGATGAGGTGTAACTAAAATGGCACACGAATATCTGAGCAAGACCCGCCTTGTTGAAGAGGTCCCCGGCGCACCTGATCGGTATTACATCTGGCACAACCGGAAAGTTGTGTGGCGCGGAGACACGGCCCAAGAGGGGCGAGAGTGGGCTACCGCGAACGGTATCTCCATAGAAGTCTTTGAGCCGTTTGAGCCGTAGTCGTGCCTTCGCAAAGGGGCGGGAGCTTGCCGCCCTCAAACGACAAGATCAGCGGGTGTTCACTCGCCAAACCCATAGGAAAGAACATGGCTACCAGTGAAAAGATATGCGGAGCGCCTGACTGTTCCGGCGTTTGGTGCCCCTGTCGCGAGAACGTGGCGAAGCTAGAAGCCGAGAACAAAGAGCTTTTCGATCTTCTGAAGGAGGCACGGGCCACGCTCGAAATGTGGAAAGACGTAGCGCCAGCGGTCAGCCTGTGTGCGGACATGGATAAGGCCATCGCCAAGGCTGAATTGGCGCGTCGTGAAGGGACCGACGATCCTCAATAGCAAACGACGAGATGCTCGGCTGTTCACTCGTAAAACCAAGGAGGAATACAGATGCAGACCACTGAAAAAAAGCCTCTGAAGTTAACCGAGGGGCAGATGCGCGTCCTCTGGATGACCACCCGACACAAGGGGATCACCAAGGGCGACATTCTGAGCCACGATTGGCGAAGGCTCGACCGGCTGCATCAGTTGGGCTTGGTGGACCGTCTCTCGCAGGAAGGCGGCAGCGTTTACACGATCAACGACACAGGCCGCGCCAATCTGAAAACCCGTAAGGAGAGAGCATGAGCGAGAAACGAACCAACTGGAAAGAACGGGCGCTCAAGGCTGAAAAGGCACTAGAGGAGGCCCGCTATCAGGTCAGCCAGACCATCCTCTTCGACATGGGGGATCTTGGCTATCGGATCTTCAAGAAACGCTGGCACAGCCTCAAGGACGCACTCGCCTATGAAACCCGCCCCGCTCTACCCGAACAGCAAGATGGTTCAGGTGTGGGTGCGGACCACTAAAGGGCACTGGCTGATGAAGTGGCTCGAATATACGTCGCTTCAGTGACTTCTTATCAAAATGGCGCTTCTGCGAAAACGGGGAATGAAAATGATTACGCTGCTTAAGAAGCTGGCGCGTCGCATCCTGAAAAATGACATTCGTAAGCTTGAGGCACAGGTAGCCGAGCTAACCGATATCCTAGAAACGCGCGAGCACACTATGCTGGTGCGGGGTGACTATGCTTGCATCATGGACACACATCTCCCGCTAGTCAGGCGCATCTATATTGCAGGCGAGCAAGCGTATCTTGCGAACAACATCATGGGCACTCCGGCGGCTGTAGCCAGCCTAGGCTTGCCTACTATCGCGCCAAGCTGATACGTGCGGGGCCAAGCACTTAGCCATCCCTGCCACAACCAGAAAGACAGACCGTGCATATTCTGAGACGGATTCACCATGCCATCACGCGCCGCCTGATCCTGCTTTTATTTCTTAAGCGGAGGGTCTACGAAGCGCGGTTCCGCCGCGCTTTCGGCGAGAGGAAGCCCGTCGAACTGGTCCACGGCCAGCGGCATTTCCCCGGCGGGCGACACGCCATCTTCTTGATTTGGCAACCGGAGCAAACCGCTTGGTACGTGCGGAACGCTCTTGACGCATTGGCCAAGGCTCATGTGAACGTCCTCTTGGTCGTCAATCACAATCTGACGGAGGAACGTCGTCGGGAGCTCGCCGCGCAATGTGCCAAGATCATGATACGCGACAACACTGGCTTTGACATTGGCGGTTTCCAAGACGCCACGGCCTTCCTTTACAAGCACACTGACGCGGAGCGGGTCCTATACCTGAACGACAGTGTATATTTCTTTCGCGAAGGCTTGGCGGAACTGTTCGAACGCCTGGCCAACTCTAAGGCGGATGTTTGCAGCGCCTTCGAGAATTGGGAAATCCACTATCATTTTCAATCGTTCTGCTTGTCTATCTCCGGCGATATGTTGCGACACCCGAAAGTCCTGAAGTTCTGGAACGATTACCTTCCAGTTAATTCGCGGCGTTGGGCCATCGACCAAGGCGAGGTCGGTTTTTCGCGCGCCATGCTGCCAGCAGCCGCCAGCATCGAAGTTCTTTATACACCTCCCCGGCTGAAGTCCGAACTTCTGTCCCTTCCCCTTGACGACCTACGCATGATGGACCGCTATTTGCCGGCCACGCTCCGGTTAGGTCCGGAGAGGATTAAAAAGCTATCCAAGCCGGAACTTGTTCGCGAATTGTGCGAAAGAGTAGCCATGCGATCACAGGTCCACAGCGGCGGGTTTTTGTTCCGGCGCTTTTCCGGCAACCCGCTGATGAAAAAAGATTTGGTCTACCGCGAACAGTTCAGCCTTTATGACGTCGAAGCCATGCTTGAAGAGTTGGGAAGCGAAGGTCATGCAGACGAGATCCTGAGCGACTTCCGGCGCAAGGGGCGCGGCATTCTCATGACGGGACTGAAACGGCGTCTGTTCGATGAGGGAATTCTGTAGCGCCTGGACGGCTGGCGCTGACCGGGACTCCCATGCGAAGGGCGGCGCAAGCCGCCTTTTTCTTATCTGGTAGACTCTTTCTATCGGTCGTGTTCAGCCTCTTGAACCCGCACGGCTTCAGCCATGCCAGCCACTCCGGCGAAACGATCCGGACCACGTTGGGAAGGTTCTTCAGGTCGCCCGGTATCCGCCGCCGCGTGACCGTCACGAAGCCAGCCGCAACCGCCGCCCGAAGGCCATTCTGAACCGTCGTCCTGGACACGCCAGCCCGCGCCGCTATCGCGTCCAGGACCAAGCCACAGAACCCGCGCGCCCGGACTTCGTCGGCAACGATCCGGAGCGCGGCCAATTCCCCTTCCGTGAACCGCGCGGCCATAGCAGGCGGCATCACGCCGGATCGCGCGAGCTGGCGGCGTCTGGCCACCGCGACAGGTCTGGACGGCGGTCGCTGGAGCCGGCGCGGCGGACCGACCGGGCGTCCCCTTCCCTGCCCTTCCCTGATGGCCACGCGGCGCGCCTGGATGGCTTCCGCCAGCGATTGGACGTGGTCGTCCGACATGGCGTCCATGGCGGCATAGATCGCGCGCGACAGGTCGTCCAGGCGCGCGCCCGTCCACGCGCCCGCAATGGCGCGCGTCATCGTCTCATAGATCATCGTTCAGCCTTCCCTTCCGGGTTGGCCGCGCGACGGCAAAAGCCGCCCGTTCGCGGGACTTGCGTCCAGCGTCGATTTATGGAAATGTCGGGATTGCAGAGTTTACGACATTCCCTTCATGGGGCGGGACGGTTCAGAGGTTGGCGCTTCTGAACCGTTTTTCGTTTGGTCACGTCATCGCGGCTTAATCTCCAGCTCCGCCAGCGAGTCGCACGACTCGCCAGCAACAGGCATGACGACAGCAAGCCAAGCCATAGTCAACCGGCGTCCCCTTCCCTTCCCGTTTAAACGGATCGTCCGGGCGGCGTTGTCCCCTTGCCTTTCGACCGGCCAGCCATCATCGGCGCTTCCCGACCTGGACCGCGCCAGCAAGCGCCGGACAGGTCCAGCCTTTCACATACTTTCAAATGAAAGGCAGAACAGACGCGAACAAACGGGACGCATCGCCTTAACGGTCGGTTAGGACTTCGCGGCCATGCTCCGGTCGGTTCAACGGAGGACGGACCCATGGCGGTTCTTGTGTTAGGGACACCGAAAGGCGGGGCGGGGAAAAGCACGTCAACGCTTTTGATTGGAACGACCTTGGCGCGTCGTGGCGCGAAGGTGACGGTCATCGACGCCGATAAAAACAAAGACCTTATGGACTGGTACGGCAACGGCGGGAAACCTATCAAGGTTATTCCGGCTGGCACGGAAGACGGTTTCGTGTCGAAGCTGGATAAGGAAGCGGCCAGCGCGGACTTGGTCATCATCGACCTTGCTGGCGCGGCCATCGGCGGCGCAATGTCCAACATCATGTCCAGGTCCATCTTGCGCGCTGACCTTGTGTTGGTCCCCATGCAACCAAGCCGCCTGGACGCCAAACACGCGGCGCGAATGGTGGACCTGATAAAGCAAGAGGCGGAAGTTCTCCGGACGTCCATTCCGTTCCGGATGTTTCTGACACAGACAAGTGAAGCGGTTCCGACGCGCGCAACAAAGCGCATCGTTGCGCAGATGGAAAAGAAGGGGTTCCCGTTCCTTCGGACGCAAGTCGGGAAGCGTGAACCATTTCGAAGTCTTTTTGAGAGAGATTGCACCCTGGACCAACTGACCGTGAAAGAGTTCCCAACGCTTCCGCAAGCCGTCGAGAATGCGGAGAAGTTCACGGACGAAGTCGTCGCGGTTCTGAAGTCCATCGTTGCGAAAGGGAAGGCGGCAGCATGAACGACCTAAACGACACGACGGGCACGACGGACGAAATCGACATGTTCGGCGGACCCAAAGGCGCGCGCTATATCCCGCCGGAGCTGGAGCGCGAAGCCATCAGCCTGTCCGGTCAGCCGGGCTTAACCTTGCGCCAGCCGCCAAGGGACCCGCCGAAGCGTCGGCGCGGAACGGCGCTTCAGCTCCATAACTTCACCTTCCGGCTTCACATGGACGACGCCGAGCGTTTCATAAGATGGTGCGAGTCGGAGCGCATCGCATACCGGGAAGGCTTCCAACGGCTGGTCGCCATGATCGGGGAAGGGGACTCGAGGTAGCTTGCAAAATTGCATTCCGATCGTTCTGCAGAGGCGCGGCCGCTTTGCTCTTTTGCAAGGAGGGCCGCGCGCCGCTATACTTCGCTAGTCTTCTCAATCACAGGGATTAAGCGAAATGGCGCAAGTCGTGACGAAGGTTCGGGGGGACGATTGGTCGTTCCCTTTTACATGGCGCGTAAAAGGCGGCGCGGGCGTTGACCTGACCGGCTACACGGTCGGCGCGGATTTCTACCGGGCTTATAACGCGACGCCGGTCGAAATGGTCGAAGGCAGCGGCGTGACCGTCCTTGACCGCGAGGCCGGCAAGTTTGAAGTCACGGTCGCGAGCGAGGTCACGGCTTCCGTCACGCCGCAACGTTCACAGACGCCGGAGATTGCGACCCGGCTTCATGTTTACGTTGTCACGCCGGGCGGCAACCGCGAAACCCTTGGCGTCATCCCGGTCCGCGTGGTGGCACCATGAACGAAGTTATCATCACGACGCTGGCGACCGAACTTGTGTTAAGCGAGGCGGGCGCTTCGTTTGAACTGGTCATAGAAACACCCATCATTGAAACGCTCGAAATCATCGAACAAGGACCGCAAGGACCGCCGGGGACAGGCGGAACCGGCGGCGAAGGCAGCGGCGCGGACGGTCTGTCGGCGTATCAGGTCGCTACGAAAAACGGCTTCGTCGGGACGGAAACGCAATGGCTGGCCAGCCTGAAGGGCGCGAAAGGCGACAAAGGCGACACTGGCGCGACCGGACTGAAAGGCGACACTGGACAGCAAGGTCCCCAAGGCTTGCCGGGTCCGAAGGGAGATCCCGGCGCGACCGGCGAGCGCGGCTTACAGGGCGAACAAGGCATCCAAGGCGAAGCGGGACCGCAAGGCTTGCCGGGCGTCAAAGGCGATCCAGGCGAAGCGGGTCCGCAAGGCTTGAAGGGCGATCCTGGCGAACCCGGCGCAACCGGGGCCAAAGGCGACCAAGGCTTGCCGGGACCAAAAGGCGACACTGGCGCAACCGGCGAAGTCGGACCCGCCGGAGCTAAGGGCGACCCTGGCGCGACAGGTCCGAAGGGCGACACCGGGGACGTTGGACCGCAGGGATTGAAAGGCGACACCGGAGCGACCGGACCAAAGGGCGACAAGGGCGACAAGGGCGACCAAGGCGAACCCGGCGCGCCTGGCACAACGCGATATGACATGAGCCTATATGTCGGCGGCAAGCCCGGCGCGAGCGAACGGCTTCTGTTGCACGTCGCCGTCACGGCGTTTTCCCTGCCGGCGAACCTGACCGGAAGCCGCGGATTCGCGGGCGTCGCACCAACGGCTTCCGTCGTGCTGTCGCTCCGGAAAAACGGGACGCAATTCGGGACGGCGACCTTCGCGGCGAGTCAGACGGTCGCCACATGGGCGGGAACAGCGACAGCCTTCGCCATCGGCGACCGGCTGGAAATCGTCGCTCCAGCACAGGACGCGACCTTCGCGGATCTTGCGCTAACACTTGTCGCGACAAGGTAGCGCCATGACAACTTGGAGCAACACCGACAAGTCTTCCCTTCTCACTGTATCGGGCAACACGGCGACGCATACCGGAGGGGGGAACAGTTACGGGGCGGTCCGGTCTTCCACGTCCAAGACGGCGGGGAAATGGGTTTATCGAGCCGTTCCACTTGTCAGCAATCCGGTTGAAGTCGGCGCGGGCTTCGGCATTGCAACCAGCAATCTAAACAACTGGATAGGGGCGGACGGATCTTCTGTCGGCGCTATCCTTGACGGAGCTGTCTGGACGAATGGCAATCCAGGGCCAGTTTGGGACAACACGCCGCCCGCGTCCGGGCTCTTCCTGGCCATTGATGCAGACGCGAATCCTCGCACCGTCCGCTTCTCTGAAACCGGAAGCGCTTGGTCGTCGCCGGTCAGCGTCGCCGGCATGACGGGCGCGGTTTTCGCGATGGCGAGCACCTACGCGGCGAACGACAGTTGGACGGCTGACTTCAATCCGGGCGGCTGGACATTGGCCGGCTATTCCGCATGGGACGCGGGCGAACCTTCGACGCCGGTCATTCGCCGCCGTGTCTTCTTCGTGGCGGGCTGATAGCGCAACAAAAAACCCGCCAGCGACGGCGGGTCTTTCGTGTGGGCTGGCGCTGGCGGCGGGGCATTGACGCCAGCGACCGGATGACATTGGCCGGATAGGCTGGCCGGGTCAAGCGCCGCCATGATGGTTCACGAATTCGGCTTCCGTACTCCAGGCCACGTCGCGGTCACGGCGGACGGTCGCGGGATCGTATAGGCCAAGCCGTTCGGCAATCTGAAGCATCTGATTCCCGAACGGCGCGGCGGCTTCAATCAACAAGATTGCGCCGACGCACATGGAATGACCTTCCGGTCGGACCCGACGATGACCCTTGTTCGCCGGATAGACCGTCTTATGACACGCGAACGTCCGGTCTTCGTGAAGGACCGCGCTGGCTATCTCTTCAGCGCGACCCTTCGTCAGATACGGATGCACGTCGCGCCGGAAGGGACATTCGGCGCAAGGCGTCTTTAAGTTGAACTTCACGACTTCTTCGCCCGCTCTTCCAGCATGGCGTCCGCAGCCATATATGCGGCTTGCGCGAATTCCGCGAAGGTCATTCCATTGGCTTCGCCTTTCGACGTCGCCAGTCCGGCCATGACCTGTCCGGCGAAATAGTCGCGAAGGGTCATTCCCGTCATGTGATGTGTCCAGGCAGGCGGAACGACCTGTCCGTCCGGCGCGGTCGCGTTGCGGTCGCCGTCGTTCGTCCAGCTTGCGGGGAAGGCGGGCGGGTTGTTTCTGTTCGTCATCACAGCTCACCTTTCGCGCGCGCCGCCCGGATCACGTCTCCATATTTTTCAATCCGCCCGCTGTCCAAGGTCCAGCGCGACACATAGTAGAATTCGCCATCGTCCACGAGTCGTTCTTCCCAGGGATCTGACCGGCGTTCGCCTTGTTCCGTGAAACGCGGGAGGGTCAGCGTCACGGTCCGCAGGAAGCCGCCGCCCGGCTGTCCCCATGTCCGCGACTGTTCTTCGCGGTCAGGGATTGTTACCGTGATTGTGTCCTGGTCTGTTACTGTTGCCATAGGTTTCGAGCCTTTCACATTCCGGGTCGTCCCGGCTTCAACTCCAGACGTCCGGAGCTGAAGGCGAGAGGCGGACCGAAGTCCGCCGCCGGTCGTCATTCTTCCGACTTGCCGTTCAACTCTTCCTTCAGATAGTCCCGGACGAACTTTAGTGGCCACATGCGAGACTTGTTCTTCCTGAAAGCCTGTTCCGCTCTAGCGATGGCGTTTTCGTAGGCCGTCGCTCTATCGACCGGAGCAACCGCCGGACCGCGCGTCGCATTGTCGGCAGCAATCCAAAACGCCTTCAGTTGGCGTTCCAACTCTTCAAGCCCGGACTGCAATTCCGGGACATGGTCGCGCGCCACAAGGGCGGCGTTCTGGACGCTGAGATGGGCGGAGCCGACAAGGTCGGCGATATACTTGGCTTCTTTCGGGTCGGTCATTTCGAGCCTTTCAGGTTAGGGGAGGGGAGCCGGCGAACCGGGTCCAGGTCGTCAGGACAGCTTCGCCAGCGCGGCGGTCGCGGCGTCAGCCATGACCTTGTCGTCCCATGGGAAGAAGGTCCAGCCGCCGCTGTCCAGCATGAAGCGGTCCGACCCGTCAATGTTCTTGACCGTCGTGTAAGTCTTCGGGTTGAAGCCGGAGCGCGGCCACTCCGGAGCGAAGACCGCCAGACGGGTCCGGCCATCGTCGGTCCGGGACGCCGTCACTTCCAAGCCGTCGTTGTTGAATTTGTAAGCCATCGTTTCGAGCCTTTCAGTCTGGCGGGTCAATCCCGCTTGCAAGTTGAAAGTATCATGGCCAGCGGGATCGTCAAGCGGGTTTTTCCTTCGCCCGCGTCCGCGCCCGCGCGAGGGACAAATTCCGGGCTGTTTCGAGCCGTTCAGGTCGTTGACAGTTTGTCACCAAGGGGACAAATTGTTTTTCCCCATGGGGACAAATTCAATAAGGCTCGAAACCATCATGCAAGCGAAGAAGATCGGAAGACCGTTGTCTGACACGACGCGGGAAGTTCTGGAGCTGTTGCGCCAGTATTGGAGAGAACGCGCCGACCCGGCGTCAATGGGTCCGGAAGGTTTCGTCAAGAGTTCTGAATTTTATGACTTCCTTCATCGTCACTATAACTGTCAGCGGTCGCGGAAAGCGCTGTTCCTCGAAAAACCGCATCTGAACAGCGCCATGAAGACGCTTCGCCGCCGGGACGTCATCCTGGAAACAACTGGCGAAGACGGCGAAACCCGGCTGGTCCGGCCATGTGGCGTCCTGGACTGACTTTGTCCTTTGCGCGCGAGGGACAAAGTCAAATGTCCTTCGCGCGAGGGACAAATTCCAAGCCATTGAAATCCCGACACAATCAAGGAACGTTTGTCCCTCATGCGCGCGAGGTTTAAACATCGCCCGCGCGCGGCCACGCACACGCCCGCGTTTACTCCACGCGTAGTAGTAGGGTTTTTCCCCTTCGGGAAAAAACAACCTACTACTTCGCTACTGTGTCGGTTGGAGAGTTCTCTAGGTCACTTCGCTGGATGGTTCATCAGCCGTTCGTCTATCGCGCTTGGGGCGCGACGAACGACCGCTGAACCGACGTTGGCGCTTGACGATTGCGATTCGAAAGCGCATCTTGCGACGTGAAAGGAAGACCAATGACCTTCAATCTTGCTCCAAAGACCCTTCCGCGTCGGCGACGTCCCGTTGGCGGCTTCTTCATGGACCTTGTCCGGTCGGCTATGGGCGAAGTAACGACCATCTTTGTCCCCTACTTCCCGGACGGAGCCAAAGACCTGTCGGCGCGGACCCTGGCGCTGTCCAGCGTCAGCCAGCGGACGGTGGTCGAAAGCGAGCGGCAGAAGATTCGCCGCTTCCATGACGCCAAGGGCCGGTCATGAGGGCCATCGTCATCGTCTGTCTGGTCGCCGTCATGGCAATCCTGGCGGCTGTCCTTTGGGACGTCGCCGGATGGCCAGCCTTGGCGTTCGTTCCGTCGCTAATCGCCGTCATCATGGTCGGATCAGCCCTAATCGTCGGAGCTAGAGCCGACGCTAGGGCTGAAAATCCGGCCACTGACGGCGATTCATAGGCTTCCGGGTATCCAACTAGCCGCCGACCCTTAAACGGGCGTCAGCGGTCAAAATTCAAGGCTCGAAACTTGAACACCAACATTCCGCCGAAACCGTCGGCGCTTTGGACGCTCCTGGCATGGTCCGGCGTTGTCCTTCTGGTCGCCGCCTGGACCATCATTCTTCTGGAGTTCCCGCCGTGGAAATGAAACTGGACCTGGATCACTGGAAGGCCATCGCGGACGACCTGTTCGCATCCGCCGACCAAGTCCCGTTCGCGCTGTCGCAAGCCATGAACACGGCGGCGTTTGAAACGCGAACCTACCTGATCGAAATGACCTGGCCAGCTCACGTCGAGGTCAGAAACCCTAACTTCATCCGCCAGCTAAACGTTGATCGCGCCAACAAAGGCGGACTGACCGTCGTCATTCATGACCGTCGCACCAAAGGCCGCGCGCACCTGTCCCTTCACGACACTGGCGGAACTAAAGGCGCGGAAGGTCGTCTGGCCATCCCGCCTTCCGGGTCGGAAGCCGACGCCGCAAGAGGCGCGAAAGGCGTCCCGCGCAACCTTCGGCCTAAAGCCATCATCGCCGCGACACCGTCCCGCGCGCTTCGCATCACTCCGCAGGGAATTTTCATCGGTCGCGGCGGGCGGCTGCATATGGCGTACAACTTCCAGCCGAACGCGCAACAGCCGGCGGACGTCCCGTTCGGCGAAGACTTCGTCCAGGTCATGGGCGAAGCCATGGAACGCCTGTTCCCGGCGGCTATCGGAAACGCCATGCGGTCCAGACGGTCGAAGCGTTCAAACGGAAGCTGGAGAGGATGACCATGAGGCTACAGACCGCTATCCAAACCGCGCTGGTCACAGCCGGGAAGACCGAAGCCCGCATCCAGAAAGACCGCCTTCGTGAAATCGGTCACGAACTGGAGCGACAGAAGAAAACCCTTCAGGCCATCGGCGAAGTCGCCAACCTTCTGAAGACCATGAAGGGACGCGGAACGGTCAACGTCCCGCTGTCCTACACCATCGAACGCCTGGAAGAAGCGATGAACGATCCGGCGTCAGTTCTCGAAAGGAAGGACCAATGACCGTCATCTGGTCGGAAGTCGTCGTCCCGTCCGACGTCCTGGAAGACGATGACGAACCGGCGAAACTCCATCAGCAATGTTGGATTGACGGCGCGCTTTGGGGCGAAGTCATCCGCTTTTATGACGACGCGCCAACATACGCTTACGCGGGCGGCGAACGCATAGGAGCAATCGAAAGCGATGACGCCGCACGGAAGGCTGTCGTTAAGTCCCATCCCTATTACGAAAGGAAGGACCAATGATGAACGTCATTGACCAACGCATGGTTAAGACGCCGACAGGCGAAGACTACCTGGAAGCGTCTATCATCGAAATGCCTGGACGTCGGCGTCCTGTCCTGAAGATCGAGCCGGTTCACAACGTTCCGCTTCGACCCATCCACTTCGACGCTGGCGCTTGCCGCGAGCTGTCGAAGGCGCTGGCTGAACTGGCTGACGTGATGGACGAAAGGGGAGGGCGATGACGGTTCGTCCGTTGGATCGCGCTGACGTCCTGGAGGAAATCAGACGAATTCGGTTGCTTCTTCCAATGCGCCTTCCGCGTGAAGTTCGGACAGACCTGAAGCGCGACCTTCGGGCTTGCCAATGGGCGCTTAAGGCTATCCGGAAGGAACGTCATGTCCGTTGACCGTCTGAAGATCGCGGCGGAGATCCTGGACCAACTGCTGTCGCTTGGATGGGAACCAACAGACGAACAGGTCAGACGAATGACCAAGGTCGTCCTGGCCGGCGGACCATCAGGCGGATCGTCCGGACCATCGGCGAAGGCACAAGGGCGGAAGGACAGGCCAGTGAACGTTCGCCGCACCGCCGAAGTAAGTCCAGAGTTGGCAGTCTCGCATGTGCGAAGTACGTATAGCCCAACGCGCAACGACGTTGCACCTTGCAGGAATGCAAATGAAGGCGCGTTACATCGTGACGAAACGGCGGGTCCTTTGACTGCCGCCGGGGCTATGCGGGGAACGCGCGAGTCCGGTCCTTCGGAAGCTGCCAGCCCGTCCCTAGACCCGCTCCTGAATTTGCAATCTTGCAAGTTCGCAAAGATCGGCGCTTTATAACTTCGTTATAAGGTTCCGCGAATGACCCGCCGTCCGACCGGGTCCAGGTTGTGTCGGACAGAACTGAAAGGCTCGAAACATGGAACGTCTAAGGATTGAAACGAAAGCGGCTGACGTCGAAGTCGGCAAGAGTTGGAATGACCCGTCCGGCGTTGGAATCGGAATGGGCTTAAGCGGGGTTGAGGTCATGGCCGACCTAACGCCAGACCAAGCGCGCCAGCTTGCCGCCCGTCTGGTCGAAGAGGCGGACCGGATCGCGCCGAATGTGCGCGGGCTGCTGAATGCCGAAGCCCGCGCGGAATACGTTTACAAGGTGGACGAAGCCGGGCGGATTCTGTCCGTCGAGAAAGCGAAGGACCCGTCCATGGCGCAACCGCCGGGCGAAGCCTTCCAGGCGCGGGTCCCTGGCAGCGTCGCCGACGCGGATGGCAATATCTGGCTGTCGCACGATACGAAGGCAAGCAAGGGACGCCTTCGCGTCAGCGGTAAACAGGCGGCGATTGCGATAGACCCGGCGAATGGTTGGGGCTGGCGGATCGTTGGTCGGACCGGGTTTATTCGGGACGGACAGTTCGCGCCGTCTGTTGAGATTGAAAGGGACTGACGCCGTGACCAAGCCGAACACAAACGCAAGGGCGCGCGTCACGGTCACGATGGAAGTTGACGTGTCGGACAGTTGGGGGCCGGACTGTTCCATCGCACAAGTTCACCGGCAAGCGTCGGAAGCCGCCATCGGCATGATCCGGAACAGCCTTGTTCGGGAGCATCCGCAACGCGTCCGCATCCTGGACGCTGTTCCGACCGCCATCCTGACCGAACCGAAGAAGGGCTGAAACCATGGGACTGAAGGAAGAGAACGAAGCCATGAAGTCGGCGCTGACGAAGGCGGAAACCGTCTTCCTGGAAGGGGCCAGCGGTTCCCGCTCCATGGCCGCGCCATCCGACGACGTCACGGCGCTGTCCGTCGCCATCACGAAAGGGCTTTGCATGTTCGCGGCGGTCGCCGTCCGCGCGCTGGCTGAAGCATCCGAAGAGCTGAAGGGCGGCGGCAATGGACGCAACTGAACAGACATCCGTCCAGGATTCGGACGGTTGGGAATGGGCGGTCGTGGAAATCTTCGGCCATCGTCGCCACGCCGGGCGGACGCGCGAGGAAGAACGCTTCGGCTCGAAAATGCTCCGGATAGACGTCCCGGTCAAAGGCGACCCGGACGCCAACGGCTGGCAAACACACTACTACGGCGGCGCGGCCATCTTCTCTTTCGCGCTGACGGACGAAGCGACGGCGTTGAAGGCGAACAAGCCATATGAGCCGCCGTCACGGCTGGCGCTTACGGGGCCGGATGGCTACGCGGACGACCCGGACTTCCCGTTCTAAGGAAAGGAACTGACCATGGACAAAGTCATCTTGGAAACAGCGCACGGCGGATATGTCGGGACGTTCAGCGTTCCGAAGTTCAACGCGCCGCCGGAAGTCCTGACATGGGGAACGCGGACGTTCATCCCTATGCCGGGGCGGTCACGCGACTTCATGCCGGTTTATCGCGAAGCCTTCGCGGTTGCCATCGTCAGCCAGCCGGAGCCGGAGGACGACGGAGCATGAACGAAGAACTGAAGAAGGCGATTGAACGGCTGTTGGACCGCATCATGACGGACAACAACCACAACGGCGGTCTTCTGGACCGCCAGACGATTCGAGCCAGCGACGAATTGCGGCTGTTGCTGTCGAAGACGAAGGGCGCGAAGCCGTGACCGTCCTTCGTTGGGAACGCCAGACGTCCGGCGCGTGGTATGGCTACAGCGGGGACATAGTCGCCGCCATGGTTGTCGAACGCGTCGGCGGTCGTTGGGCTTGGACCGTTGAAGGCGGGCGGAAGCCTTATGGCTGGCAGAACTACGGCGAGCGGAAGACGGCTTCGTCCGGCAAGCGCGCGGCTGACGATTACTGGCGGCGCTGGCTGGACCATGCCGGGCTTCAGCCGAAGGCTACGCCATGACCCGGACGCCGACCTGGACGCATGAAGTCCGGACCGCTGGCGACCGCGTCCAGCTCCGGACGACCATCGCCGGGAAGGCGGTCACGTTGCGGCGGCGGATTGTCGAACTGGACCCGGACGACGCGGAACGGATCGCCGCCGAACTGGCGACCGCCGCGCGCCTGATCCGGGAGAGGAAGGCGACGTGACCCGCCGAATCTACGCCAAGCCCGGAGAACGGATCTTCTGCCAGCGCGGCCATTATGTCGCGACAGTCGCGCGGGTCATCCATGACGGCGACCTGTTTGACGCCGGCATGATCCGAAGTCCGGCGGCGGGGATTGTCTTCACTGGCGAAGCCGACCTGTTCTGTCCTTGCGGGTCGCCGTTCTCGAAAACGGCGCTTCATGGGGACGAACTGGTCGGCGGTTTCTTTTTCGAGGCGGAAGGCTTCCGCTTCCAATGTCTGGCGGAATGCTAATGGCGAACAGTCCACACCAACCCTTGAAGTTTACCGCGTCGCGCCTGTCGGTCGAATTGCGGAAGGACCGCCGGACGCTGGCGCGCATCCTGGCCAACGTCACGCCGTGCGGCAAGGA